TTATCTGATGTCATCGATGGACTTGCCGTAGTTGGCAAGCTCTGCCAGTTTTTCTCGTTTGTCCACTTTCTGATACTCGCGATCCATATACTCGCGCACGTCCTGTTCCTTGTAGAACACCTTGCGGCCCAACTTGTAGAAGGGCAGCAACCCTAGGCTGCGATGGCGCTGGATGGTACGCTTGCTGGTGTTCAGAAGCAGACAGAGGTCTTGGGTGTCGTAGATGCGTTCCTGCTGTTGCGGTGACGGTTCTACGGGTGTTACACGCTGGAGCAGTTCACCTATGGACTCCTGCTGTTCATCAAGCCGACTGGCTATCTTCTGGAAGCAGTCGCTGATGTGGTTCAATATCTGTTGTTCGTTCATGACCTTTATTCTTTTGGGTTTCACTTCGATTTTGTCTCGCTTGAAAGCTTTCGGGTGCAAAGGTCACCAAATTCCAGAAGGTGATTTTCATACTATGTACATACTATGTAATGATTTTCCTGGAAAAAGTTCAGGAAAGGGTATCTGACGGGCATTCGTAAGCGTCAAATGCCGCCACTGCAGTGACTTATATCGTCAACGGGGACTGGCTCCATTGCTTCGGATGATTCATGGCTTACCTTTGCCAATGTCGATAGACAAGTACATAGATTCGTTAATCATAAACAAAAACAAGGTAAAGCAATGGAAATCGTAATGATTGAGAAACGTGCCTTCATGGACTTCATGGCAAGTGTGGAGGCGTTCTTCGACGGCATGGCTGACATCAGCCGCCGTCTGACGAACAGGGAGGTCAGCGAGTGGGTGGACACCGCTGACGTGTGCAGGGAACTGAAACTGAGCAAGCGCACCGTGCAGACGCTACGCTCAACAGGCAAGCTGCCTTACACGAGGTTCAACCACAAGACGTACTACAAACTGGAGGACGTGATGAGGGTCTTGGAGGAACACAAGGCACTCGCCCTTAAAGACAGAAAGGATGGTGCAGCAGATGATGAATGACGAAATCCTTACCAGTGACTATTTCGACAGGTTCCTGCGAAAGATGCACAAAGTATCGGATGCGCTTACTGATAGGACGAAGGACATCAAGCCGATGTTTGGAGGGACACGACTGCTGACTGATCCGGAAGCCTGTGCCATTCTGAAGGTGGGCAAGCGCACGATGCAGGAGTACCGCACAAACGGCATTGTGCCGTACTATCTGATTGCAGGGAAGGTGCTCTACCGTGAGCAGGACTTGGAGGAACTGCTGCAACGACACTACAAGAAGCCGTTTGCAAGGAAATGAGCGTAGAGGGAAAAACGAAAGAAACCCGTATCAGGCAAAATGCTTGGTATGGGTTTCTTCGTGATGAGAGGTCTGTCTATCGTGGCAGTTCCACAGTCAGGCAGACATTTTCGTACATCGGTCTGCCCATCAGTCGGTTCATGATGTACTTGCGGAACTTCTGGCTGTTGTGGCTGTCGATGGCGTATGCCAGACGGATAACCATTTCAAGGTTATACACGTCTATGTTCCAGTTTGGGTGATAGGGGAACAGGCGGAATGTACCGTGGGAATCTTCCTCACGCGCGATACTATTCTTATATATAGAGCGTATAGTGCGGAACACGACGGCTGACGGGACGAAAAGCATATCCGCTATTTCGTCAACCGTCATCCAAACGTCCTTGTCGGGCATGGTAACTATACCGCCCTCTGTCATTCTGATGATGCCTCGCTCGAAGACATCCTTGGGAATCATTGAAAAGTTTGCCATTGTCGTTGTATCGCTTTAATTGTTATTGCTTCAGTGTGCTCGTATCAAGCAGAATTGCCGTGTTCCTATCAAGATGGGAGAGTCCTTTTTCCTTTCTGCGCTGTATCAGCATGTCCATATCCTTGCCGATATTGTCATCGGTTATCTTGGCGTATGTCTGGGTGCTGCGGATGTTGCTGTGACCCATCATCTTCGCAATGCTCTCCACACAGATGCCTTCACTAACAAGCATCGTGCCGAAAGTATGCCGGGCCTGGTGTGGCGAGAGATTTTCCTCACGACCGATGGCAAAGCCAATCTCATGGACGTGAAACCATGCCTCGTCACGGCTTGGCAAGGGAAACACGGGCTTTGTGTCGTCAGAGGTGTTGTAGAGGTCAAGAATCTGCTCTGCTATCGGGTGCAGGGGGATGAACGCTTCCACCTTGGTCTTCTTTCGGTTGATACGGATATACCTCCGACCATCGGCTGTCTTGCCTATATGGTGTGGGTACAGTGCTGCCGCATCCGCGTATGCTAGTCCCGTAAACATCGAGAAGATAAACCACCGACGGATAAGCTCGTCGCGTTCTGTGTCCACCTGCAATGCAAGAATCTTCTTCACATCCTCACGGGTGACGAACTTGTGCTTAGGCTCTGGCTTCTTGAAGTATTCCACGTCCTCCAAAGGGTTGAAACGGATGACCTCCATATCTACGCCGAGGTAGGTCAGGCGGTTGAGCCAGCGCAGGGCATGGTTCATCTGCGACGGGCCTAAAGCTTTCTTCCTGCTCAGATAGATCTTGTACTCATTGCCAAAGTCGGATGTCACGTCTGCCAATGGCCAGTCCTCCTTGCCCTTCGAGACAATAAAGTCACGGAGATAGTCCTGATAGTATCGTGAGGCACGATAGCTTGAACGGGACTTGATGACTTCGGAACGGACTAACAGCCGCTCACGTTCCCATTCGCCCATCGTCAGCAGGGTGGTAGGCTTCACCACCTTCTTGTCAACGAGGTTTTTCAGAATCTCGGCACTCACCACGCCCTGGTTCTTCACCTGTTCGTCGTAGAGTTCCGTCACCTGTCGCTTGAACTCTGCCAGTTGGCGATTGGTTCTCGCGCTGTTGGTCTCTCCCTTCTTTGCATCCCACGTTTCGGGGAAGCAGCAGATACCCGTGTTCACTACTGAGTTCTTCGCATCAATGCTGATACGGCAAAGAACGGATGTTGTTCCGTCAGCCTTCACACGGCGACGGTCAATGTAATAAAGGATGTTGAATGTGCTACGCATAATTGTTATCTTTCTTCTTGATGGGTTTAATACAATGTCAGTTTCAAATCTTTGGTTGCCTCGATGAACTTGTCCATGTCATCGAAGAGTTTCTGTGGGGTCACTTTCGCATACACCTGGGTTGTCTCAATGTTGGTATGTCCCAACATGCGGCTGATGGTCTCAATGGGTACACCTTCTTCCAAAGTGATAAGGGTCGAGAAAGAATGACGCCCCATGTGGTATCGCAAACCCTTTATACCAAGTCTTATTCCGATGCCTCTCATGTGTTCCATCAAAGCACGGCACTCCATGTGCGGGAAAAGAGTCTCACGGTTGTCATCATGATACTTCTCTATCAGTTCCAGAGCCTCTGGCAGCAGTTTTACAGCAGCCTGCATCTGGTTCTTCACACGTTTGTACTTCAGCCATAGGTCGCCGTTCTTGTCTCGCACAAGGTTCTCACGGGTGATAGTCACGGCATCACCGTATGGCACACCCGTATAGCAAGCGAACAGGAACAGGTCACGGGCATAGCGGTGTTGCGGACGGTTATCGCCAATCTCCATGTCGCGTATTGCCTCGAACTGCTCACGACTCAATGCCTTTGGCGTGTTGCACTTCCTCACGGGCAGTTTGAAGTGGGCAAAATACTGCTTGTCCGTGTTTCCTTCCTTGAATGCAATCCGACAGGCTTTTTTCAAAAGAGCCAGATAGTGTTTGGCTGTGTCAATCTTGTTTCCCACTTCATCAGTCACATAGTCCTGGAAATCGTAGATGAACTGGTCTGTCAACTGTCCGAAAGCAAGGTCGTTGGTCTTGTACTTTGCCTGGATGAACTCCTGCAGACGCTGACGCATGTAGTTGTACTTGACGAGAGTTCCGTTCTTGCGGTCAACACCGACGCGGGCTTCCAGATTGGCACACATCTTGTTCACGGCATCCATAAGCGTCATCTGTGTCTTCACGCTGCCTTGGAACATTTCCTTAACGTCAGTGGCGGTAAACTCTATCTGACGTGCAACGAGAGAATCATAAGCTGAGTTGACGGAAAGGAGCAGTTTTTCAAGTCGCTCATTCGTCTCAACGGCTTCCTTGCTTTTGCCGTTCAGTCGGCTTTCACGGGGATTCCACAGTTCCGGCTTGCAAGACAACTTGCAGGAAAACTGGCTCATAGTGTCATTGAGGGTGATGCGCCCCATGATGGGTGCTTTGCCCTGTTTGTCCAATCCGCTCTTTTTGAGGTAGAGCAACACCTTGAATTTGGATACTTCCATACGCTTACCGTTTTTTGGGTTGCAAAATTACTTTTTTCTGAAGTATCCTCTGGTGGCAGGTGAACGCAGCAGGAAGAGACTATATGCCTCGCAAAAACAATCTTTCATTCGCTGCCGTTAGCACACCCTGTTTCGGTAACTGGACTGCTAACGGATAGGTAACTGAACTATTGCTTCCAGCCGCTTCCCCTTGCACTTTTTGCAAAATGCGGATTTCTCTCAAATCACTGATTTCTACCGTTTTATGTCTCTAACTGCTTTCATCTGCCTTCCGCTGATTTCGGGCTGAATTACCATCAGGCCCGTCACACATGCGGAACCCTTCTGAATCAGCGGGGCCTCAGGATGCAGGAAATCCAGCATGTCCTTGGCCATCAGCGACTCGAAACCACCGAGCGCCACTACGCGGCCACCTCATTTGAACAGGTTAAAAAGTCCGTCCGAAAGGCGTTTAAACGGTAAAAGGAAGGTGGTTTATCCACCCTCCCAATAGTAAGTCGGCAACCCTGTGCTGGTATCGCCTGAAGTTCTCACAATCTCCTCACTGAGTGTCCTCCACTCTGGAGATTCGCAATGCACGTGCTCGTGCGTCTCTCCTACGTGGCCTCCCTGGATAATCATCAGGAATGTCGCCACTTTTAAAAATATTATCTTCATAACATATATTTTATTCAAAAACTAAGAAATAGTTTCATATTTTAAATAGTTATTCGAAGAAATGTTCTGGGCGATACATCTTATCTTTACAAAAGATATAGTTATTCATTAGATTCAGAAAAGACTGTAGAAATAGCGTTCTCAGGCTCAAATAATACATATAGTGCTATTATAACTGGAAAAACTTATTCAGGCTATGCTCCCCACGTCATACTCATTGGTACTGGCTCTTTGTCGGATGGAGATTCCAGAAGAAAATACTGGAGTTGTATTAGAAAATCTAATGTATCATGGACTTATAACACAAATAAAAAAGGTACTATTGAATTAAAACAGGGGGGACAGTATTCTATGGTATTAAATGTAATCTGTTTAAGTAACAATAGTGTCGAATTTACAGAAATAGAAGACTTGTCTAGTGCAGAAATTACAGATAGAGTAGCAATGCTGAGTGATATTCAATCAACTTAAATGAGGCAGATTAATTCTGCCTCATTTTATGCTGTTGCATACTCTATAGTCTTCTCTAATATAACAGTATGCTCCTCGTCTGTTGGAACTAACATAGAAACCTTTTCTGGTAGTGTATTATATGACATATTTATTAACCTCATATATAAGTCATTACCTGTATTACTCATTGAATTCACATATAAATCAAGAAAGTATTCTTTTCCGACTTTTACAATTCGTATAGAGCGATATACATTTGTATTATTAGGCCAATATGCACCCTTAGCAAGTTGAATAATGTTTGATGGACAGCAGTAGTCTTTTTCGCCAAAATAATTGATGGCTATAAAGAAAAGTGTATTGTTTGGCGACTTATTTATATAGTTATTAATAGGAGTTAATATAAACGTCTGACAAGATTCCACCTTCATAAATCTATACCATCCTTTCGGGTTTAATCTTCCGTATGAGTAATTTTCTACGCCCAGAATTATTTAGATAGTATAAACGTAGCACTAACGGAGCCATAACTACAATGAATACCTATTGTATTATTATTTGTTTTTACATATGAAATTCGTCCCTGATACGTATTATATGATTCTTTTATATTAATTACCTCAAAATTATTACCACTATATCCACATCTTATCATATCTATAGATGAACCAGTACGATTGCCACCATCATCCTGATTAGAAGCAATTGCAAGGATAGTTAACCCATAATTTCCTTGATTTATAGTAATTCCTGTATCAATAGTCTCGGTACCCCAAATCAAATAATTTGTTATATAACCAAGTTTGTTTAATGGTGATTGTCCGCCCAGAAATGTTCTGGGCGAATATTACATTAATTATGCTAAAATAATCAAACGTTCATCAGGTTCAGATGTAGATAATGGGTGGGGGTTAGTGTGTGGCAGTAATGTAGGGCCTGTATCATCTGGAGATCCTTATATAGCAGGTGTAAGTTTCTTGTTTGATAACAACCCAAATTACCCTGGATTTATAGGAATAACGATGAATGGAACCCCTTATGTTAAGTCTAGGTGGGGATGGAAAAGAATTTTAACCGAATAATATTAAAGAGGTAGAAACCTACCTCTTTAATATTTATAAGCTCGCCCATCCTGACCATCCACCGTGATAAGAACGCATTTTGGGAATCCTTCCGTCATAAGTTATGAAGAATTGGATGCCTTTCAAACCATTACTAGTGCCATGACATATACTTACTACGGGCCCCCAATCTATTCCATCTACGACATTTCCATAATAAAAATACGTTCCATAATCATTGCAATTATTATTTAATGGAAAATTAACGCCCAGGAAAAATGTTCTGGGCGAACGCATAGGTTCGTATTTAGCACATGAAAATGCTTGGAATTATCATATTCCTACCTATGAACAATTTAGAAACGATACATCAACAAGTGGCAAAGATGTTCCACAAACAGGGGTGTTCCAACAAATAATAACATTTCCTACACCTTGGGGATACTCTAAGTTAGCCATAGGTCAGTATGGTGCTTATTCTAAGCATGTAGTAGATGCTACATCTTTTGGATGGACTAAACTGTGAAGAAACAAAACAAGATATACTCCTTCTGATGGTTGGGGTATTTGGAATAGTTTATAAGAGGTAGCTAATAACTACCTCTTTATATTGCTCTCCAGTCTTTAGTGTTGTTCTTAAGATAAATACTTCCATTATCAGCAAAACTAATCTTTCCAGTATAACCCTCTTTATTAAATGTTGCTATTATTTGATGGTCATTTACAGGAACATCTGCTCCTGATGGAATATGATTCCAATTGTATCTATTTACACTAAGAAATCCACTCACAGCGCCCAGAAATTAATAACTGGGCGTTAATTCAAGGGTGAAATATGTACGAAACATGCTGGCAGTAAATGGAAGTTGGAACACTGGTATTAATGCTTATGCTTCAGATGGAGTAGTCACTAAAGATATATTATGTTTTGCAAGTGGACATCTAAACATATCAAATATTATGTATTGGAATGGTGTTCTTGTAAGACATCATTCATCAGGAAGTCCAACAATTGTAAAGTATAGTAGTGGTTGTACTGGAGACAGTGCTTATAATTTTTCAATTTCTGCTTCAGTAAGTGATAACAAGCTAGTTATCTCACATAGTTGTATTACTGCTATTTGTGTAACATTAATGTATATATAGCGTTTATAAGAACGATTCCTGGGCGGACCCATTTTATCTAAACGTCTTTTCCCAGATATGTCTCCATCTCTAAAGGGAGCACCTTCAGGAATATGGTTTGTTTATTCCCCAGCAACTTTCTCCGATAACCCATATCCTTATAATACTGACCATTGTTCTATGCTAATTACAGCTGGTGACGTAAACGCACCAGGCAGTACACATGGTTCTATTTTGATTGATATTGAGTCTGTATCAGAATTCCAAGGTATATATAGATCATATTCTGGACAACCGTGGAAGAAAATATTATAAAAGGAAGGATTTCTCCTTCCTTTATTACTATTGCTTAGTTATACTGACAACAAAATTATCTCCAGAAAAAGTGTCTTGAATCCAAAGTTTTCCATTGCCCTTTGGATTAAAAACAATTGAGATTCCATCACCATCTATCCATCTATTATTAGATCCATCTGAATGATTTGTAGTAGCTGCGCCCAGTTAAGAAATAACGGCTACCCAGCCTCCGTAAAACACACCTCCATCACATCTTCTTAAGTAAAGATATGGTGTGCCGTTATCTGGTAGCAGATTCATACCAAATGCGATTAAAGTATAGTATCTATTTACATATTCCTCAGCCGAAATCTTTACTTTTAACCAATTTCCTGTCTTGCCTCCTATGGTGTCATACTCATACCATGTTTTTATTAGCCCACTATTAGATTTCCATAAACTAACATTACCGCCCAGAAATGTTCCTGGGCGGATTACTGAAAACAACTAAGATTACTACAACTGCTTCCACACCACTTGAAATTTTAAGAGACATTGGTGATTGGAGTTCTAATGCAGGTTTTACTATCAGTTTTGGTTTTAAAAAGAATACGGGAAATGAAGAGTCAGTGTATGTACAAGTGGATAAAAACGATAAAGAGCTGCTTGTTTATTCCACAAAATCTTCTCCACTTGCAGTTGTCCGTGACGTGGGCAGTTACAGTAGTGAAGCCCCAGTTTGCTTAGATTTTTTTGCAAAGACGACTTCAACAAACAACTTAATAGGCTATTTGAGAGCTAATAAAAACTCTGGAGAGCTTTATTGGTATAACAACAAAACCGGTACCGATACTAAGTTGGCATAAGAGGTAGGGTTCCTACCTCTTTTATATTTTTGTTATAGGAATATTCCAGTCTTCATTTGTATCAGTATCTGTTATTATCAATTTATTACTATTTGGGTAAAAAGTTATATCAAAATGGCTAAAAGTTGCCCATCGGCTTGATGAAGTGGAACTCTTTTCTGATGTTGCAAAATATCCCTTGCCAGAAATATATGTAACGCCCAGAAGTGATGCGTACTCACTGAGAATGGAGGATGATTTCATATAGTTATAGGCTAGTTTCTGCATTTCCCCTGGTGTCATTTTCTGTAAAGTCCATTTACCGTCGGAACTCTGGCTACCCCAGAACGCTGTCTTGCCAGAGACATTGGCGGCGGTCAGCGACGTGACATTATTTGACGCAAGCGGCAGGGAATTGTCGAGCTTCACCTTGTCAGCGGCAGACATTAGGCCTTTCTGCTGTTGGGTGGCGATAGGGATAGCGGACAGGATATTGAACGTTGCAGGGTTCGACAGACCGCCATTGTTGGTCCAGGACAGGTTTCCGTTGGCATCGATTTTGGGGGTGAAGGTCGCACCACGGAGGTTATGGAACGAAAAGCTGAAGATACGGTTAGCGTTAGTGCCGCCAGTGTTGACAGTTACGGATGGCGTGCCGACGCCACTGTCGATCGTGGCTGTCGCTTCGCCGATACCCGCATTAGCACCTTGGGCACCATTGAGCACGATTAAATCGGCTGTCGCTCCGTCGGTGAAGGTAACTCGCCAGATATTCTCTCCACCGGAAGCATCCGACCTCTGTACCTGTTGCATCGAGGCGACACCGCGCCCATCGGCACCACGAGGAATGACGAAGTTCAGCAGGAAACAAGGATTACCGTTCGCGTCGGTACCGTTAGCCGTGATTGTCACCGACGGCTGAGTACCAGGATCACCAGCGACAACTGTGCCGATCGAGAATTGTGGTGTCTTGCCCTCAAAGCCCATAGCACCGCTGAAGTCACCTAACTCGTGCCAGCGCTCATGGTCTGGGTCGTCGCTCTCGCCCATGTAGCTGAAGAGCTTCGAGTTGTCCGGATCATCCACTGTTGATTTGATAAGCACGAAGTCAAACTGCTCAAGCGGTTCCTCGCCTTCAGGCAGATTTTCCGGATCGTAAGCTCTCATCAGGGCAATCGAGGCAAATTCCTTCGAGATGCGGAAGCGCTCAAGCTTCTGCCAGAAGTGGTTGGTCTTTACATACTGCTCCGTCGCAAGGTCGTATTCATAGATATAACCGTCGGCACCGAACTGCGCCGGATGGTTGGCGCGGGTGAGCATCTGCTGATAGAGGTCCTGCATGTTCTGCAGCAGCTGTGCGTATGCTGTCTGGCGTGCCGTCTCAGCATCTTCACGATCCTGTTCCGCATCCTCACGATCGCCCTCTGCCGTATCACGCAGGTTCTCCGCGGAGATTCTGTTCCCTTCATTTGTCTGCCTGGTCTGTTCGGCACTGTTACGGTCACCCTCAGCCGTATTACGCAGATTCTCGGCAGCGACTCTGGCCGCCTCTGCCGTGTTACGATCCGACTCAGCCGCCTGGCGTGCCAGCTCCGCCGTCTGTCGGGTGGACTCAGCGTCCTGCCTGTCCTGCTCAGCGGCGCTCATGGTATTTGTGAACGCCTGATAGGCTGCCTTTGCCGCTGCCAACCATGTGCTCCAGGTTTTTCGCACGCCACCCTCAGATTCTTCTGTAGCACCGAAGAACGAGTTCCAGGAAGATTGTGCCTGCGACTTCCAGGTGTCGGCTTCATTCTTGAAAGTATTCCAGCGTTGCAGAATACCTGTGCCATCCTCAGGGTTGCTAAACCAAGACTCGACTGTAGCCCTGAATGTGCCAAACCATCCGCTTCTGGCTGTCTCAGCGTCCTGGCGGTCCTGCTCGGCGCTCTCACGATCCGCCTCCGCCAGTCCACGGGCAACCTCCGCTTCAGCTCTCAAGGTCTCCGCCGAAGCCCTCAGAGCCTCTGCGGAGGCTCTGGCTGTTTCCGCATTTGCTCTGGCCGTCTCATCCAGTATGCGCTGCTGCTCGGCGCTGTTGATCTGAGCGTTCGTGTCCTCGATTGCCTGCAATGCGTTGTTAGCCCTGTTCACAGCCTGCTCCACGAGAGCCAGTGCCGAAGCCAGATAGCTTTCCGGACGCACGGCCTGAATCTGGTGTACGCCCTCCCAGACATACTGCATCAGCACTGCCTGATGCTTCAGCGAGTCATAATCCACGAGGGGGATACTTGACGCCTCTTGCATCTTGGTGGCCAAACGATCCAATATCTCATCATAATGCTCATCAACGAGCCGGTTAAGCAATGTCTGTATAGAACTATCCATGATTCGAAAGTTTTTAGGGTGAACAGGGTTAATGAATGAAAAAAACTGATTACTCTTCGGTGGCGGGCTGGTCGCCTTCAGTGGGCTGGTTCTCGTCTCCTGCAGGTGCGTCGTCGCTCTCTGCCTCCAGCTGGTCGGCAAGGGCGAACTCAACGGTCTCCTTCAGCTTACCGAGCACATTGATAAGCGTTCTGCGCTTCATCTTGGTGATACCGTTCAGGTCGAGATACACCTTGTCGCCTTCGTCGCGCAATGCGAACTGCCCGATATCCTTACCAGTGCCATCCTTGATGCTGCTGCGCACATAAGCCGATCCGTCGGCCTTGATGTTGACGGTTGACTCCACACCGACACCCTGACCGCAATACTCAGCGGGGATGTCAAAACTCTGATTACCATTCGATCTTTTCATAACTTGAAATATTAAAGGGTTAATACTATTTGTCCTTACCTTCGAGCAGGTCAACGATCTGGCCATACACGCCAGCGCTCAGGGCGGGTGAGATGATCTTGCGGATCAGCACGATATCATCCGCCTCCAGCTCCGCCGCATCCGGATTGGCGATGATGCGCTGGCTGATCTTCCAGCAGCGGTACTTCTCATCGGGTGTCAGCGGCACATTGCCACCGGAAACTTCGAACAATGCCTGGGCCACGACATCGCTGATCAGCACGTCGGCCTGTTTCTCGTTTTTAATTGTCTCGCCGTTGAAATAGGCGATTGTCTTTTTTAGATTCACATTCATTGTCGTATAGTGTTTAGATTGATAAATAATTCCAAAACCATGTATCTTCGTACAGTATAAGCTCGGTCCTGTCATAATTGTTCAGGTCCTGGCCTTCATCAGCCGACGAGATATAATGGTCGGTGTATATCTTATAGTTTGACAAGGGGCGGATATTCACCGTATGCCCAAGTGTCTTGATGGTAATTGTCTTGTTATTTGGACAGCCTGTAGGCAGAAAAATCGTTGTCGTGTAATTCGGGACGAGCGGCACGAGAACGAAGTCGTCGTCAGCGTTAAGATAAACTGTCGCGCCAGTGACAGCCCTGACACAGCGGCTGGCATACAGGGCACACCACTCGTCTTTGGAGTTGTTCCACCGCTCGATGCCGTCTTCAGTAATGCGCAGGCCGTTCTGGTATTGTCCGGCGATCCACAGGTTTCCGTTGGTATCAAGTCCCATCAGTTTGTCAGTGCCGGAATATACCTCCCACGCCTTGGTGAAGTTGAATTTGATCACGTCGGCCTGGATGTCGATAAACGACGTGTGCTCCTGGATATACAACGCCAGCTGGCTAGAGGTCTTCAGGGTACCGTCAGAGTTAAACTGCGCCACAATGTTGGTGATGCTGGATTTCGTCTGCGAGATAGCCGTAGCGTTGTTGTTGATTGCCGTATTGGCGTTGTCGATGCGAGTATTCAGGCTATCGACATAGCCCTGCACGGCAGCCGTTGTGGCCAGTGTCCCCACAGTCGTCTGCAGACCGTTCACGTCAAGGCGCAGTTGCGACAATCCCTTCACGCTTCCGTCATTCTCAAAGCTCGCTGCCCAGAGGTTGATGGTGCTTGAGGTCTGTGTAATCCACGTGGCGGTATTGTTCTTGAATGTCTCTAGGGTACCAAGGCGTCCTTCGATAGCCTCTTTAGCTCTGTCCGACGCCGCTTTATTATTCGTCACCTCTGTAGCGATGCGTTGCGCTTCTACACTCAGCTCCGCGTGCATAGTGCGTGTGGCGTATGTTGCCTCTGCTTCCACTCTCCAGAGCCTTGCAGTCTGGGTTACACGGGTGATATAGTCAACCCTGAGCGACTCCACGGGATCGTTGGTGAGGGCGACGAACCTGATCATGCACTGACCGGTATAGTTCACCACCATCTTGCCAGTGCCGGAGAAATCCCAGGGTGCCTGCTCTGTGTCCTGCGCCTGGATGGTCATCCATGCCCCCGTGTCGGTTATGTTGCGCTGCCAGCCCTCCGACAGTGCCCCCTGCCTCAAGAACTCCACCTTCAGGGTGCCCTCGCTAACGGGCAGGATCCTGATGCCCATATACAGGCGATCCTTCACGTCGTTCATCGCCGTACCCTCGGCTGAAGCCATCTCCTTGTGCGTGGTGTTTGCCTTCATGTCGGCAAAGTCCTGGGCCACGCCAGCCCCGTTAAGCTTCAGCACCGGCACACCGTCGAACTCCGAGAGTACGGCCTGCTGCCGGCTCCCTACTGAAAGCAGCTGTCCGTTCACCATCAGCGGTGCGCCGGCGGTGTTCAACAGCCCCACATGCCCCTGTGCGGCGATAGGCGAGCCGTCGGTGGTGCATGGCATCCAGTCCTCCAGCTCACGCACGAAGAAGCCGTTGCTCACATGGTTGCTGTCCTCGCTGATATCGTAGGTTGTCTCCTTATATACGGAGGTATGCTTCGTCCTGGCCGTGTTGATCTTCGCCGTCAGCGACTCTCCAGTCTGGGCGTTATGGAACTCACCAGTGCCGTAGAAGTAGTTGGTATAGATACCGAAGCCCTTCAGCCAGCCGAAGTCGTCCGTGCGCACACCCTGTAGGTTGCCAAGGCGCGACTTGAGAGCCCGCTGCGGGTCGGTCTTCAAGCCGTACAAGATATCCATGTATGGAGTGTTGCTGCCTACAGACATCATTGTCATGATACCCTTTCTATCCGGATCCCTATCATTATCCACACGCACGACAGTGTCTCCAGCCTTGATTGCTACTTCTGGCGTGAGACCTTCGATCTGTGAGGAAAAGTTTTCGAACGTGATCCAGTCCAATCTGTCCTCGCCGTCTGAGAGAGGGCCTACACCGACCTCTTTCACACGCATCTCGTAAGCCTTGGTGACGTAATAGTCATTGGTTGTGTTCGGCTCCCCGTTGTACTGTTGCACTTCCACAAGATCACCCTCGCGGAAGGTGTTGTACAGCTTGCCGTTGCCTGTCTTTAAATAAATGATGCCAGTCTCTGTGTCGTAGTGGTCAACCTCCATCGATCCGGAGATATAGATGTTGTCATTCTCGCCTCTAAGTTGGGAGATGATCATCTCATACACGCGCAGGATGTTTCTGACATTGACGTTGTCTATCTCGAGAGTATATTTATACTCCACGACACCGGCACTGTTGATGTACTCGTTGCGTCTGATCGCCCAGCCAAGGCCGCCAAGGAAGGCACTTACAAACTCCGGACTGGAGAGGTTATGCGAGAATGTGGAATCGCCTTTGACGGCAAGGGCGGGAACTTCCCTGCCGTCCTGGTCCTCATGTCTGGTACCATCGCCGATGGTGGCGTTCACTCTCACCCACAGCTCTTCAAGTTCCGCTTTAGCCTCAGGCGTTATGATACCGCCACGAAGCCCAGCCGAGTAGGCACCGAACACCACGTCGTGAAGGGCTGTCAGACCTTGTCTGAAGGTGATGTGTCCGGCTGCCATGTCATCATGCAGGCGCGACAGGAAATGGCTCTCTCCAAAGAAATCAGCCAGGCGCAGAAGCTCATCTGACAGATACCCTGCCAATTCGGCCAGTGTGGTAGCCCCCCATTCCTCTGAGTAGGGGTTCTGTACCGGAAATAGAGCCCCTGCGCTTAGTAATGGTCTCTGGAACTCAACTAAGCGAGGGGCGATGGTAAAAGACGCGACGTCAGGGATGTCGATGTGCATCTCATGGAGCTGGGCATCTGTCCTGGGCAGGTTCAGATACGGCTTCGTGCTTGCATATTGATAGGTGAAGTTATACTCCGATGGAAGATCCCTGGCGGAATAGTTTACGTCTGATTCCGTTACGATGATCTTCCTGACAACAGGATCGCAGATATATTTCCCTAGGCTGGGGAAGAAGTCGAGCAGCCATCGGCGCTCGTGCTTATCAAGCCAGCCCGTCGATTTCTTGTATTTCCGCTTTACGTCCACACGATATTCAGAGCTCTCGTCGTCGATGGTCGCCACCTGGTGTTCGTGGCTGGCAGAGTTTTCAGAGTCACCGTAAGCCCTGAAGGTGTCGATGCCGCCTAGTGAATTTTCAAACATGAACCACGTCTCTTCCTCTGATTTTGCATCAGAAGCATAGTAACGCTGGATATAAGTCAGCCGCACGCCGTTCATATCCTCCACCCATACGTCATGATAAGAGTGGAGAGAACCAACCATCCCAGATATCACCTGATAGCCCACAGGCACAGACCAACAGGTTCCGGCAGGAATGGATTTCAGCTGCAGATTATGTGAGTTGCCGTTCGACATATAGGCGCGGCACATCATCCTGCAGGCTACTGGTGCGTAATAAGTCAGGAACTCGGGCATGTAATAAGTGACAGGCTTCACGGTTGGCTGCCAGGTCAGGAAATTCTGAGTCAGGAAGTTTTCTGCGCTGTCAGCTAACGCACTGACTCCTGCCCTCAAGACCACGAAGGCAATGCTTCTCTCTGCCAAACTGCTCGAAAGCCCGATGGTGAAACTGCGGGCGATACGTGTCTGCTGGTACGGACGTGTCGGGTCTTCAGGAAATCCGAATGTCAGGTGAGCCTTGGCGATATCTTCCAGATTAACTTCTATTTGTCCGTCGGCATTCGCCTTGTAGGTATGCGTCACGATTGGCGACGATGCCTCCGCGGCACCAAGCCACACCTGCATTGTCACCTCTTCGTCCACATCCTCCACCTGCAGCACGAGGTGCTTCAGGTTGCCAAGCAGACTAAGTTGGTCCGGTTGTCTGTTAATGATCATGCCTCTCTATTTTTTTTTCAACAAAGGTAGCAATGGTGGGGATGTTGTCAAAGGACAGCTATTTCCTGACACACTCAAGCCATACGGTAATTCTGTATATCGACATACCAATAGCCTCAAATATTCCACCGTCTCTGCTGGAGGTAGAACGCTCGCCCCATCTCTGTCCCACCCACTCAGGACCAGGCATTGGGGGGTATATCACCTTGAACGTGGCATCCTCTTCTTCCTCCGCAATTCCATGCGGATCAAAATCCACAGACATCTTGGCCACCCACTTGTAATCCGATGCCATGATGGGCAGCATACCCGTGACGGTGGGAGCCGTATCGATATTTCCTTCCTCATCGTGGTATAGGCCGACTGTCAACAGTTCAGAGTCCAGCGGCTCATCCTTGCCTCCCAAGGTGAACTTCAGCTTATTTGGAAAGAACTCCACATTACGTATCGTCACTTTGCCGTAAGCCGGCAGGTTCTGCTTCTCCGACTGTGAGAGAAGCAGCTTCACCCTCATTTCCTGCAGGGAGTTTCTCAGCAACAGGTCGTAAGGGCGATAGAAACGCTCGAAGATGCCGCTTCCACCATTATACACCAGCGAGTAGTAGCAGAAAGTTGTAGTACTACGGTTCACCTGAACCTTTTCCACATTGTAGGTAGCGCCAAGGCGGATGGCACCAAAAGCCCAGGGAGTAATCGTGCCTGTTGCCCGTCCTTCAATGCTGACGCAGAACGCCAGCATCGGCATGGTCTTGGCGGCATCCTCCGTATCTTCCTCACCGTCGCTTTCAGCCAGCACCATTTTTGAGTTCACGCTACGGTAGTTCCCTACATAAAGGAACCTTCCGAGATCAATCGTCTTCTGAGAGTCATCAAAGTCATAGGTGAAGCTCAGCATCCTGAATTCAGGGATACACTCAGGAACCGTTATCTCCTTGGGCTCCAGATTGCCCTCTCCGGTGTCGTAGGGCTGCGATGCCTCGCCGATCTTCACGCCTACACGGTTCACGCCCGACCATCCGTCCTTGAAAAAGCAGCCTGTCACCTCGTCGAAGTAGGCTGTCGGCGAAGCCTTCGTCATTTCCTTGATATCGTCGTAGGTATTCTCCGCCTCGGCATCAAGCGTCTTGTCCGCCTTCAGCACGATACGGCTGTATTCCTTGGCGGCCTTATAACTGATCGTCGGCTCCTCAACCATCCTGTCTGTCAGGTCCGCCTCCGGAGCTGACTCAATGATATCCTTCAGGAATACCACGGAAACGGTGCGCTCAGCCTCGTTGACGGCAAACTCACAGCAGAACTTCTTTCTGAAGAGTCCAAGCATGTCAGCTACACTAACATCCGGCACCAGATCCTGAACACAGATTTTCTTGTTTACAATCGTGTCGATGACATTGTTTAGCAATACCATCTTTGAGAAGGGTGAGGTGCTCTTGAAGAAATTATCGGCCAGTGTATAGCCGAAGTGCGAGAATATCCTCTCAACGACGTAGTTCGCACGGATGAACGGTGATATCCAGTAGCCGGGCTCCAGTGTGATGGACTTACCGTCAACGATCTCCGTGCGAACTACGTCGTTGTAGAATCGCGCTGTGGCCATGTCGGGATTCAGCATATATGTATCTTCGGTCAGGCGCACTTGGGTGCCGTAGGCATTCACAATTTTATAGTTGAAGCCAGAGGTCTCTCCGGAGTCATCGGTCACCAGGATCGGGAAGATCGAGAACCGGTGATCATCGTTAGAACGCAGGTTGGCGCAGAAGCTGATGGCTGCGCTCATGCTACTGAAGGTGATGATGTCTTCTGGTTGGTCAAATACATCCTTCAGCTTGATGTTCTGAAGGCGGGAGTAGAACGATCCGTCGTTGATGTAGAACGAGGTCTGGATTGTACCTCTTCTGGTAGCCGACAAAACTGCCTGGCGGCACTGGGCATGAAATTCGCCGTCCTGAATCGACACGTCGGAGTTGATCATCTTCACCCTGCCACCGAAGAGATCGGGGAATCCCAGCAGCCGGCAGTTACGCGGTGATGCAGGGATATTCACCGGCACGGTCTGTTCCGCATAATCATTGAAGAAGGGGTTGGTGCGCTCCACTTCTATCTTGGTGTCGGGTAAAAGCTCGTAGGCTTCCCGATGGTTGAGATTGGTGATCTTCATGATTTCTATCCTTTTTTTGCCAGGTTACGTGAACGGTTACGGACATTCTGCTTGGCGTCCCACTCGTCGAAGCCAAGGTAGGCTGGCACGCCGTCGCGGTCAATGCGCTCCAGGATATCTGCCAGCCGTTTCATGCTTGTCACGTCAGCCGCTGGGGCAGGGGTGAGGGATGGCAGGGGCGGGGGAGTGGAGATCGTACCGCCACCGGCATAGCCCTGAGCCTTCTGCCGGCGCAGGTATTTACTGAAATCGAAGGTGCGCAGCTGTCCGGAGCGCTGCACACGGTCAATCACATCGATAAACGGTGCTATCGTTGGATTCTCCACAGCCTCGTTGGAGGCGATCCACTCCTTCGGGCGCGGTCCTTCGCCGACGATCACTGTCGGTTGGTTAACGTAGCCCCGTTTCTTCGGGTCATATTTCGCATGGAATCGCTTGCCGTCCTGCTCACGCTCCACGTCGAGCCATCCGCCCTCCTCGCGGCCAGTAGCCACACGTGCTCCGCCGCTGCCTGAAGAACCGGCACCGTTCAGGGTCATACGCTTCACCTTCTGGCGTTCAGCATTGGCTACAGCCAACTGGGCGATACCTGTCACAGAAAGCATGGCTGCAGCAATAGCTCCGCCAATAGGTCCAAGCTGGGCAAAAGCCGTCATGATGGCCATCGCCGTGTTGGCAATGATCTCTGAGGCCTTGACTGCGAATTGCACGTCAGCATATTTCTTCTCGATCTTCAGCTTCTCGTTAGCCTTCTTGTTCTCCAGCTCCGTCGTATCCTTACCGGCTTTGCGGGCAGCATCAATCTCTGCATCATACTTGGCATCCACGTTAGCCATCTCGGCATCCATCAGGGCATTGACGGCATCGGAAAACAGCTGATGATAATAATCAAACGTCTGCTTCCAGTAATCCATCTTCAGCTGCTTCAGGGCCTGCTGATATTCCTCTTCGTTCAGAAGCCCTTCCTCGTATTGCTGCAGCAGTTGTTCCTTCTGTTGTTCATAAAGTTCTGCCTGGGTCACAAGGCCGTACTGCTGGCGAATCTGGAACTTTTCCTGCTCCAGTCTCTCGGTATAGTCCTTCTCCAGCCTCTCCTTGGCCTGCTGATAAGCCAGGTCTATACTGAGCAGTTCCTCGTTATGTTCCTGAGCGTACTGGAGAGAGGCCTTGTAATAGCCCTCAAGGGATTTCAGCTGCAGCTGGTGTTCGTACTCCATGCGCTCCACTCTGTTCATGCCGCCGTTCTCCAGCTGTTGCAGGTTATCCTGATATTTCTGATAGGCAACGGTACGGGCATTGTAACTGTCGTTCTCTGCCTTCAGGATGTTACGCTCCTGTTCGGTGATGGCAGCCTTACGAAGATCAGCGCTGTTGAACTCCATCTGCATGATCTTCTCCAGATAGGCTTTCTCCGTTGCCACCTGCTGATCTGTCTGTGCCACCTGCAGGTTGGCCATGATGGCGTCGAACTGCTCCTGCGATATCTGTTTGTCGGCCAACTGTTTCTTGTAGATTCGGACGCTTTCCTCGTAGAAATACTTCTGCTCATCGAGTTCCTTCTGCCGTGCCTGTTTCAGCGCCTTCATGCGCTCACGGTCCTCGGCTGCTGAAGTATCCTTGGCTTTTTTCGCCTTCTGGGGCTTATCCGACGATGGGGTGGGGGATTCGGGATTTGAATCAGGTAAAGGTACAGATGAACCACCGCCACCGCTATCAAACGACGGGGCTGTGATATGGCCGTCCACCACGTCGTGGAAGCCCTTGATAAGACTGCTGCCCCAAGTGTTGCCCAGTTTCTCGAAATTCCTCCATTGTTCCTTCATGCCCGACCATGCGTCTGTGAAGATGCCAGTGAAGCCTTCCTTGATCTTGCCGAAGTCCAAGGTAAAGACACCTTCTACCATCTTGCCAAGATTAAGGATCTGCTTGCCGATGGTCTTCAGGGCTGTTATAGTAAAATTGGCTCCGAACTTGATGACAGCCCAGAGAATTTTGAAATGGGAGGTGAGTACAGCCACTCCAGCCCTCACGGTTGCAGACGAGTTATACAAATCTACGAATCCGGCTATGCCCTGCTTGAAAGCCCTGACAAGATAGGTGAAGAACCTGAGTGCCGCCACCTGGATCGTCTGCCACATGCTGCTTCCCTTCTCCGCCAACGGCAGCATCTCGTCGCCCAGTTCCTTCTGTGCGTTCTGCACTTCGGTGACGGCACGTTTCTCGCGCTCCGCGGCATCCTCGTAGTGCTCGCCCTGCGCTGCCAGCTGCTGCTCGATGATGCGGCCCACGGCTGTGGCCATGTCGCCGCCCTTGGCCATCTCCTCCTTGATCTGGGCTGCGGAGATACCAAGGTTGTCCAGGATCATCGGTGACTTGCGCCCTAGACCAGTAATGATTGATTCGGTCATATAATCCACCGACTGGCCAGTCTGTGATGCCTTCAGCTGGGCGAACTCCAGATACTTGCCCAGCTGATCGAGCGGCAGGCGGAAGTCCTTGGCCTTTACGGCTGCCTTCATCAGCTCCACGTCGTTCACGGTACCATGGGTGGCCTCGCGCAGATTATCCAGGATATCGGGGCGGTTCAGCCGCTCGAAGGCGTGGGTGATACCGTCGGCACTCTTGGCCATCTCGATGCCCTCGTTCACCATCTCCTTGGTCTTTGAAATGGCTGTGCCTGCCAGACCAACAACGATATCAAGTCCTTTTGATACGACACCGATAATACCAGAGCCCATCAGAAAACCCAGATTAGTCTTTGAGAGAAATATCTCTTTCAAACTAGTGGCACTGCCTCTCAGTTCTGCCATTCTGCCCTGAACTTCCTTCAGCTTGTTGGCATATTCCGCATAGGCCTCAGGCTCTAATTCCTTAGACGTACTGTCCAATTGCTTCTGAAGCAACTTGGCTTCGTTGCGAAGCTGCGACATCGTCATGGCATTCGTACCTAGAGTCTTGGTGAGCGACAGGAGATTTGCATTCTCGTCAGCAATCGCTTGGGTGTTTTTGACGATCTTTCTGGTCAGTTCCGCATACTCTTTCGACTCAGTAAGGTGTGCCGCTTTAAAGGCCGCCTGCTGCTCCAGGAGGTTTTTACGCTCTTTTTCCAGATCTTTAAGACTCTTGTTGGTTTTATGAATCTCTTGCTGGATCTTGGAGGTGTCGGCTTCTACGATCAATTTTAAGACATCCTCTGAAACTTTACCTTTTGCCATAAAAAATACCTTTGCTTTTTCGGCAAAGGTACTTATTTATAATATACAGGCAAAGGACGCTCTATGCGTAGCTGCCGTCTTTCTTGTATATTCTGGAATAAAGACCGTTGAATATCTGGGCAGTGATGAGTTTGTAGAACGGGATTCCGAGGATGGGTGTCCAAACCATGCAAGAACAATAGTATGCTACCTTCATGATCCAAAAGTCGCTGTTGCTGACATATCTTCGTCTCAACAGGAATGCTATTATTATGGAAATCATAAAGATCATACTCTTTCGTTTTTAATTATTGAACTTCTTTTCTACTGCAAATATAAGCAATTTCCGCTTAATGTGCAAGGGGGAAATCCCTATTTTTCACGGAAACCGCCAATATCCGAAGAAATAAGCCGATTCAAACCTGCTTATTTATCAATTGCCATGCGGAGGTAGCAAAAAGAATATCTAAATTGTCTCAATAGCATTTTGTATTCCCATCCTGATAATTAGTTGTACATCGTCATTTGCATTGACAATTTTGATGTTGGAGTAAAACACTTCAGGGTTTAGCTCTAGGTATAATTTCCCAAATATCTGTTTAGCACAGAATGTAGCCATGGTAACAATATCTTTAAAATCAATTGTTACGACTTCTGATTCTGGTTTCATCTGCTTGATGCTGTCATAAATCTGCTGGCCTGTCTCTTTGTCCCTTATGACAGGAGCGTATTGTGATAATGATATAGTACCCATAAATGTAATTATTTAAAATTGATTCTTATTGATCTGTCATAAACCATGCCAGGAATATCCTTCAGCGTATAAGGATGCGAGAGAGGGAGGTTTACATATACTATAGTTCCTTTCCAGAACGAACATTGTCCGGATGTGATTTTCCCGTGTTTATTGAAAAAATAAGCCCCTTCTGAGAATATGTAAAACAACCCATTTGTCAATGTTGCCAATTGGTTGACAATCCATAGTCCAAACCCCATATGATTAGAAGCTGCCTTTGACGTTACGCCTTTTTTTGTCGCTTTTTCAATGAGTTTCTCTTTCTTTCTTATATTCGGATACATATTTGTAAGCGAGGAAATTACGCCGACTCCAGTGTCTGCGCATGATATCTCAATTTTTCTTCTATTTCCAGATACCACCATTACCGATTGGGTATCCATTACAGCGTGTTCCTTGAAATTAAGCGAAATCTCTCCGATGACTGTCATTGCCATAGAGACAATCTTGGGATCGTTCTTGAAGAAGTTCTCGATTTTAGGAGTCATCCTGTCTTTTTCGCTAACATTACTATCTCTTGAAAGAACTATTGGTGCAAAGAAAAAACTATCGCCATTTTCCTGATAATCAAGTTTTCGATAGTCAATGTCCTTGGAATATATGAAAGCATTCAGCAGGTTTTGGAAACCTGATTCTCTCAATTTCTCTTTTACATAGGGATTCGTTATAAGATAAGGACTGAAGAAACAATCGTTCTTCGTCGTAAACTCGACATATTTATATATGAGAAGCTGGCCGAATATGTCTATCTCGTTAACCATATCCAAAGACAACTTAACATCAGGGATCCTATATCCCTTAATGTAGAAAATGTCTTCGGCCATTCTCAAAAACTGCAAAGCGCCGCCTACATTCAATTGCTTTGGAACACTATAGAGTTTATTCACTTAAATATTCAATGAGTACGTCCTTCATCCTTTTCTCAGTTTGCAAATTGATATTTGCAGGCTTCCCGTATATCTCTTTCAAATAATCACTGTACCTAATGACTTCAGCGTATATCACTTTGGGAAGTATTAGCTGATTTGCATCTGCTGTTGAAACAATTTTGTTCACCTTTTGCAAGTCAACCTCCTCAGATCTAATTGAGATAATAACTTTGTATAATTCAGTCAGGATCTTTCTCTTCTCCTTTGCTTTGTCTTCGCGTTCACTGATCATGTAAGTTACATAGATGGCTATAATAGAGAGTATCACTGAATATACCCCGCCGATATAATCACCAAAGGTGCCCCAGTCTGTTGGATCTTTACTGAATCCATAGCTGTAGAATCTTATGATATAAGCAATGACAGGAATGATACAGGCAACAATAGCCAACAACAACAGCCATTTTCTTTTTATCCAGTTCTTGCAAAGATTTAAATCACATTTCATATCTTTTTTTTTGCAAAAGTAGTCATTTTATCCTAAGTGCTACAATTACTTTGCATTAATTAAGAAAAAAAAGATATAGATTGCATATTTCGCACCGTTTCCGTTTCTTTCCAATTCTCCACGGACTGGAGAGTATTACGGATTAAGGGCGTGCTCCAGCTGCTGGCGGATATGGCTGCGCACCTCGTCGGTAAGGCCGTACTTCAGCTCGGGGTACACCTCCTTGTAGAGGATCGGCCACACAACCTTGTTGTAGAGCTTCATCTTACCCTTGCGCCCGCTCTTGCGCCGGTACTGGATGTCGAGGAAGCGCAGGTGCAGCGGTATGAAGTAGTGTACCGAATAGCTGCTGCTGGTGATCTGCGTCTGGGTGTTGGGATTGTCGGCAAAGCGGAGCAACTGTCCCGAGCGCACCTGGAGTGGCGCTACTGCAGAGCGCCAGGCCTCGCGGAGCTTCTCCGTGCCTTCCTTCATCGTCTCGTGAACGAACTTCTTCCTGATCAGCGAATCTGTTACCATGATGCAAAGATACATATCCGGGATGAAAGAACAAAGGACGGCGCACTGTCACAGCGGGCCGTCCTGAAAAAAAGCTTAAGAAAACCACATCAGAGTGGGGATTGTCATTCTTTAGCACGCATCATCCAGCGGAACTGCAACCCCTGGGTGCCTGGCTTAGCGCCGAAAGTAAAGCCTTCCTGAAGAAGTGCCTGATACACCTGCTCCCTGCTTACATTGGCAGCGGGATCGATATCCTTGATGGCATCCACCACATCGTCTGTAGAGAGCCAGTGGGTGGCGTCTTTAGGCGAGTTTGCCGGTTCATAGCTACTCTGGAGGGCGGATATGAATCGGCTGATATCTACAGGCTGAGTCTGCTTCTGAGGCTCCTGCCCCTTGGTCTTGTCTTTATTCATACGCATAATCTTTAATTAATAATAACTATTCTTCTAACGTAGCCTGCTGCAGACTAACGACGAGGGAGCGCACGTTGCGTACGCAGTTCAGCATACCAAGCGTCTTCCGTGGATCATCGGGATGCTCAAAGAGCACGTCGGTAACCTCATCGAGAGTCTCTACCTGGATGGTATTGGTATCAGTATCCAGAAATGGCAAAACATGCTTTGCCTGACTGTCATCTATTACAATCTTACTCATATTATTATTCTTTTCTGGAGAGGGAATCATAGCCTATTCTCCTATGGTTTGAGAGTGATGTTCATTTCGGAGATGCGCCGATACGCTTTCTTTACACGCTGGAGAACTCCGAGGTTGGCCATAACTTCTCCGATGTCGTCGGATGCGACGTCATTGGCACATGTGATCATATAATCCATAATCTCATCAATGTAGGAAGGCATGCTGTCTTCGCCAGATTCATCGCGGATGTCGGCCAGAAAACGAAGGTCGTCCTCCGTGATGTGTGCCTCGTATTTACCGAGTTGCACTTCCGCCACTTGGCGGAGAACTGCGGTGTCTTTATTCTTCATGACTCACCTCCTTCCATAATTTTGATACCGTCCATTTGATGAATGAACCAGAAATACCTCTCCATATCATCCATGCTATCAATCATATCACCTGGGTCTGGTAAGTCGTATTTGTCAAGCATCTCATCGCTGATCTCAACGAGATGCAGCAGTTTTTTGAATTCCGTGAGACGATCTATCATCTCAACGGCGTGCTGTTTGATCAAACTCAGTCGTCTGATGTCAACTTCGTCGAACTTTACCATACGCCTATCCTCCTATGATTGAAGCAAGAAACATAAGTGAGAAACCGAAAGCGACTGCTGCCGCTGCCTGAGAGAAGAGCTTCACACGGCTCACCACCCGCTGGAGAGCCGCCGAAGCGTTGACCTGTTTGAGCGCCCAACCAATGGAGAGCTCACTGATCTTAACCCGATGGCACTGTCTCGCCGTGCCCTGCGTCTTGGCCTGCCCTATCGGTGCATAGCCGTCGAACTGTAATGTTAACTGTTGCATATTGCTATGATGTTTAGCTATACAGGGATCCGCCCTGTGCGGTTACTTGTCTCTTAAAAGAGGGGGAGCGTCCTACGCTATCAGTCCGTCTGGTTCGGACTCGCAGTCCGAAGGCTGCGTACTCGTAGTCCGTCCGTACGGACTAACCCTAGGGTTAATTCCCTCACTCCCCCAAAGACAGAGAAAGCGGCAGCCCTCCCTGTCGCTAAACATCATAGACTTCGTCCAAGGACGCAATATCTACTGGGTGGCCACCGCTATTGGTGTGATGAGGTCTCTGGCAGACCTCGGAAGTATGAGCATAAAAAATGCCCTGAGTAGTTACTCGGGCGTCTTTCACCGCCCTTGGTACGAGAACGTACTATGATGTTTAGCGATGGCAAAGGTACGAAAAAATCCCGAACCTCCAAAGAAATTCGGGAAAAAGTTTCAAATTATCTACATTTTTAAGGATTATCCGTGAATTCTTTCCATTTTTCAGGTATTGTATATTTCAGAGGTCCCTTTACGACATCATCCTCCATGACAGCAAGTTCGAAACGTTTCATATTTTTCTCAAGCAAAGAAGGTTTGCCACCATGACGCTTCAAGTTGTCTGTCAAATCTCGGCAATCATCGGATGGAGGGAAATACACCTTCAACTTCTTATCTTTATAATGCTGTTGGATGAATTCCAAAGGTGGAACCAAGTCACTATCGGCACTAACTAGAACGAGACTATCAGTCTTGTCTAGCACGCAGTCTGCTATCATCCGAACAGAGATATTAACATCAGTCCTTTTCTCCTCGGGACGCGGTATCGTTCCCTTACAGAGAGGACAAGTGATATTCTTTGTGAAATACTTACCGCGCACAATCTCGAACCTGTCGCCGTTGATCAGCCTGTTAGCATTGAGGAAGGCACTCTGGCGGCTGCTTTTGTCTTCACGCAGCGGTGATGCGGTGAAATAGACCACCTTCTCCAGCTGCTGGCCCTCACCAAGGAAACTCTCACAGAACTTCACCATGTCAATCCAATAGTATCTTCCCCATATAGAATTACCCTTTCTGGATCGTCTTAACCCATAGTAGAAATTGAAGCCGTCAATGTAGAATGTCACTCTCTTTGCCATGATGATACGGATAAAAAAAATGCCGCTCGTAAGCGGCTAGTCTCTACAAGAAAGTAGAGCGATGCTTTGTTTTCGAGTGCAAAGGTACATAAAAATCCAGAAACCTGCAAGAAATTTCGGGAAAAATTTGCGATTAACTCTTGATTTTTTCATTTTTTACCTTATATTTTCTACAGAAGCCCATGAGAAAAGCCCTGCAGGCAATATTGCTTGCAGGGCTTTCGCTATGGTATGCTGGTCTATACGAGTGCCAGCAGTTCCTTTCCGATTTTGTGAATGCCCTCGACGATGCGCTCCCGCTGCTGTGCGCGAGGACGCTTGATGCCGTTGGCATAGTGTGACAGTTGATGCTGATTGATACCAGAAGCACGGCTGATGGCCGCCAATGAGAGGTAAGGCTCGTATGCCCGGAGAAGTGATGTGGCATCCAAGAACCTGTACTCAAATTCATAGTCCCCGTCCACGAGCCACTGGGGAACTTCGTCGCCATCGGCAACCATTCCCTCGATGTGAAACTCGAGGCTTTCTTTTGCTTCTTTCTGAAGTTCGGCGAATGTGTCTGCAGTAAACACGACTGCACCGGGGACGTTCTCGCCCAGTGATGCCGAGAAATTATTCTCGCACCATGTTACGTCCACACGAATCTTTTCCATAATCTTGTAATTGTTGAGTATAAATGGTTTGTTGTATCTTCATTTTTGGGGCACTGGCGGCGGGTGGACTATTTCCAACCCGCCTGATGCCAGATGCTGTTGAGGTTCCTCTGGTCCATCTCCTTATTCATCGGACCGTTTACGGTAACCTTCCCCGGTTTAGTGGGGTGCTTGAACTGACGATGATCCCCTTTCGTGGCATACAGGTACCATCCGTCGTCTTCAAGCATCTTGATGACCTGTTTCGTTTTATATGCCTTCATATCAGTTCTATTTTTAAATTCCGCTGCAAAGGTAATAAAAATAATACTATTCTCCAAATTTTTAAGGCAAAAAGTATTCGTTTTGATATCATTTTTAACACTTCGGGCACGAAAAAATCCGAACCTCCAAAGAAATTCGGGAAAAATTTGCGTAAAGGGGCGATTTTCTCTTTGTTTTTCTCTTCTGCGAGATATTTATTTATAAAAAAGGTCACCAAAACGTAAACTAAGACCCTAAATCTGAATATAAATAATGAAAACGAAAAAGAAGAAAGGAGGAGACTATGAAGAAGAAGGACATTCTCAAGACTGTTTACAGGATATTAGAGATAGCACATCTTATCATGACCGTGATGGAGATGTTCCTGTAAACAAAAAGGTGCCTGCAGCAATCATCAGGCACATCGGTATGAACAGTTCGCAGTAGGCTTGCCTACTTACTTAAAAGCGGTTCTGGCATCAGGTGTCGGAACCGCTTGCAGTTTATTTTTCTTCCAAATTCTCCAGCTCGTTATTGCCTCCCTTTCTTAATTCCGGAACTTTGTTTAGTACAAAGATAACAGCCAGAGAGACGATATCACCGCTTGCGATAATGCCAGCAAGAATCTCATGCCCATACAGACCAAGAATAAGAGCAATGACACCGAAGAACAAGGCGAGGATAAAGCCCAGGATCTGACCACGGGCGCTTTGCTTCGTCTCTTCGCTGACTATGAGTTTTTCGTTGGCCATCCTGTGGTCAAGCGACTTTTCTGTCATCGTGATAATCCTGTCTGCAGAACCAGGACACACATGTTCGTACGCCTCAATCTCCTCCGCAGGGGGAAGTGGACCACTGTACATCTTCTGCTCCATGGCAATCATAGTACCCATCAGGACTCTTCTCTGTTCCTCAGTCAATTGATTGAGGATATTGTTTACATCTTCAGGAAGATTCTCCTGAATTGGATTTGGAGTATTCTGATTATCCCTCTCCATGGCTATCTCTTGTATGAGCGAAGTGTATTACGGAAAGCATCACCCACCATGAGCCAGTCTTTCCTCATATCCTGGACATGGTTTCCTCTCATGTAAAGGTGAAGACGGGAATACCCTCCACTGATATTGCCGAGACTTCCAACACCATGCAGGAACGGATGCTTCTTGATACGGTACACGTAAACGATGGCGGATAAGGAATTACCCTCCTTACCGGCATTGGCAAGGGTGCGTAACGATCTCTCAGCCCTCAACTGGCCGAGTGTCTTGTGACGTAAAAAAAGCTTGGTACCCATAATAATCTTCATATTTCCGTGTGCAAATATAGGAAGTTTTAGTCAAAAATACAAATTTTATAATATAAATTAAATATTTTGTTCCAAATAATAGATATTTGCTGTGTGATACAAGTTTTTTTGAGGGTGATTTGTGGCTTTTCGCAGAAATGCCCCGACGCAGGCTCGTGTGTCGGGGCGATGGGTGCGCCGCAGCCCAACGGCGACTTGTGTTCAATTCGGTCACATAAGAGACCGGGGCTTAATCGATGTTGTCAGCGGCACGGCGGATGCGATCTGCAAGGTCGATCAGCGCGCCCTTCAGCTGATAGCGCTCCTCGACGGTGAAGTCGATGGGCTTCTTGTTACCGTCGATGCCGTTCAGCTTATGGTAGAGCCATGAGCCGGACTTGCCGAAATACTCCCTGGAGATATCGCCCCAGGATACGTGCATCAGGATGTCGGCCAGGCGGGCCTTCACCGTGTCTCTCTGTGTTTCTTTCAATGTCATTACTGCCATAGTCGTATTGTTTTTAAATTACCCCGCCGCCTTGCGAGTGGCGGGGTTTGTGATTCATTCCTCAAGTGGTTCTTCGAGCAGGTCTTCAAGCATTCCCCTCAGTGCCCATCTTAACTTTGGTTCGCCTCTCGGGTAGCTTCGTTTGTAGTTCCTTACTGTCTCGATGAGATCGAACTCCGATTCCGTTAATTCTACGATTCTTTTCATTTCTCTTATGTTTTTAATTGAACACTGCAAAGGTAATACTTTTATTCGTATTATGCAAATTATTTAGTATCTTTTTTCGTACTAACTGAAAGATTTAACATTTCGGGCACAAAAAAGGGGATGCCGAGCAGTGCATCCCCCCAGGAACAACATTTTTTCAAGTCAAGTCCGGACAAAGCCGTGCGTGATCAGGTCGTCGAGGAACTCATCGGGCGTCGTGGTCCGCACCCTGCAGCCCTCCAGTTGCCGGAGTCGTTCGGCGAAGCGCTCCATATATTCCGCGTCGCTGCCGCCGGAGTCGAAGCGAGAGCCCTCGTGCAGTCTGGTTACGAATTCCGATGGGGTGGCGGCGACTATCGTGTCGCCACCCTTTAGAATGTAGGTCTTGTTCATGCTGCAAGTTTTCTTGTTCTGAGTTTGAAATATAACTTTTCCGTATCATTGAGGAAGGGGATGTTTTCGAGCGTCGTGCGCGGCTGCACCGTCCCTGCCGTTGCAAAGGTAATCATTTTCTCGAGAAAATGTATCCAAGCCGACATTTTTGTGAAGTTCGTCGAGCCCCCATGCTGGCGGAACTCCACCGTGCAGTGGCGGGCGTAGGCCTCGAGGTTCACCTTGTGGTAGCGGTCGCTGTGGAACACCCTGCGCAGTTCGTTGACGGTCTGTGCGTGGCGGATGGCCGTTTCGCTGATGCCGCTGAGCGGCTTGCAGTAGCGGTTGTTGCGGCGTGACTGTGGCATGAAGGCGTCGATGACCGGCTCGAGTCGCTTGTAGCTGATGGCGAGGTTACGCCAGGTATCCATTGTGAAGTCGTGGGCGTCCATGTGAATGTGGAGTCCACAGCTATCGTTCACCTTTGCGTCGCAGAGCTCGAGCACCCAGCACACCTTCTCCAGTTCGTCGATGCCTGCCTCCCCGTGTAGGATGGGGCTCACCAGCTCGAAGGTGTTGTTGCCGTGAAGGCTGCTGTCGGTTACCAGTTTCCAGTGGTCGGCGTGGTCGGTGTGGTTGTAGCCCTCCACCTGTACACTGATGCCTGCTGAGCGGAGTTCGCGTGCCAGGCGCTCCCGTGTGCAGTTGTAGGCCTCGATCTCCACACCGAAGTTGCGGTTGAAGGTGTAGTCGAGCTGTGGTACCACCGTGCAGGCCTCCTGGGCGATGGCCTGCATCATGCGCTTATAGACGTTCTGTACGAAACCGTAGTTGCCGTTGGTTACGAGGTCGGCCACTTGTCGGCGTGTCAGGCCGAGGTTCAGGAGTTGCTGGATCTTGGCGGTCTTCGTGCCGCTGCCGTTCAGGATTTGTTGAATCTGCTCGTTCATAATTGCTTGATCTTTAAGTTGTTATTTGTTCCTTGTTTACAGTGCAAAGATAACACTATAATACGGAACGTGCAAATTATAACGGCTTTATTACCAGTTGTTTAGCTTAGTTTATCTCAAGTGATAAAAGAAGATAATAAATCCCTGGCGCATCACTGCGGCAGGGATGAATCTAATATTACCAATAACTAAAAACCTAAAACAAATACAAATTTATGCACTACTTGATCAATATTGTCTGTGAATAGATAATCTTCGAATGGGGGTTGAAGTTCACGTGTTTCACGCGATAGCCCTTTGTGCCCCAGCGCCACCAGAGGAACTTATGCTTGGGTATGCGATCGATGTAAGTCTTCAGCGAGTCGCGCATGACATAGTCCAAGGTGTGGTCCTGTGTGTTCAGGCGGAAGTCAACCCATTGGTCGTGGTAGGCGAAGAGTGTGTCTGGTGCTGTCGGCAGGCTGTCAGCGGCAGGTCTCACCGGTTCCAGTTTCACCTTTCCTATCGTCTCGCGAAGCATGGTGTTCTCTGCTTTGATCTGTGAGATCTGCAGCTCGAGATCCTTGATCAGCTTTCTGTCTGCCAGCTGTTTCTTGTAGTCGGTCTTATCCACCTCCACTGCCTGCTGGGAGGCTGTTGGCAGACTGTCGCGTATGGTTCCGGTCTGCATCGGTATCCTGGCATGGGCCAACTGTATCTGCAGATCACGTATCTGGGCGTTCAGGGCACTCTCTCTCTGATGTCCCACATAATAGACGGCGAGCCCTGTCAAAAGCAGGATCACTAATGCCGTCAGGATGTTGAGAACCTTTTTGAATGTCATGACTTATCCCTCCTTTCCTACAATTCCCCTGACCTGACGGATCAGTTTGGTGATGCTGTTGATATAGAACGGGTCGGTGGCGTACTTGCAGCCCACGTTGTCGGCGATGCGGCGGGCGAACTCCTCGGCGTTGTGGCGATAGGGCCATGCGTCGGCATAGCCGGGCTTCCGCAGGATGTAGGTGTGGTCAGCCAGACAGTCGGCAAGCGAGTCGTAGTCGCGGAACAGCCGGTCCACTGTGTAGTGGTATTTCTTCTTCGTCGATGAGTAGGCGACGCTGATCACCTTTTCCGGAAGGGCGAACTTCCTGTCGGGGGTGGGGAACCACTCGTGCGTCCTCACCAGGATGGTGCGCCCTGTCCAGGAGCTGCCCTTGGTGATGCCGAAGATGTTATACATGCCGATCTTGGACTTGCCCCAGTCCGTCTCCAGTATTGCCTGTGCCGTGACGAACTCCGGCGCTATATCGGTGCCCACCTTTGCGGCCTCATAGACCTGGCGGGCGAATTTACATTGTGCTGCTGTTGCCATTTTCTGAATCCTGTTTTTTGATGTACTCTCCTTTTTCGTTAAAATCCTTGAAACGCTTGATGATGCCCTTGGGGATGATCGGATAGATGGCGTTGGCGTTCTCCATGACTGAGATGCACTCACGCACGATCATATAGGTGCAGAGGTATGTCCCCATCCATTGCGTGGTACCGATCACGTTGCCGCTCACGGTGCAGTTCGTCAGCACGTTGGCAGTAATGAGCAGGAGCATATACACAAAGATCTTCTTGCAGAACTTGCTCCAGAAGTCTTCGCTGGAGGCATCCTTGTGCACCAGGTGCTTGGCAATACCGAGCAGGGTATCGACGGTGACAGCCACACCTATCCATTTGGCGAACTCCCAGTCCTGGTAGAAGTATCGGCCTATATCCGCAATGATCGACAGCGGCAGTGCGAAGATCATCGACATGAGGGGTAGTCTCTTTGGTTTCATGCCGCAAAGTTACATCATAGGAACTTTCTCAGAAAGGACCGTTTCAGGTTGTTGGTACCGAGGGTATCGGCAGCGTCGGCGGTGATGATCAGCGTCCATCCCCAGCTTTTCAGCTCGCTGGCCACGAAGGGCACGATCTGGGCATCGGCCACAGGCATGCGCGAGAGCCAGGGCGTGTCGCCGGTGGCGGCATCGGCCAGGATGCGGGCATAGATGATGTTCACCCAGCTGAGCGTCTTATCCTCCGCGATCATGCGCTCCACCATGTCGGCGCGGTCTGAGAGTTTCACGGCGACGGTGACGGCCAGCTGCTGCTGGCACTTCAGGGAACCAGGCGTACGGTCCTCCGAGAAGGTGAACTCGCCGTAGTCGGCAAAGAGCCACGAGCCGAAGATCTTCTCCACGCGGGCCTTCAGTTCGTCGAAGTCCTGTCCATAGACGTAGTTCTCGATGTCCGGAAGGATAGGCTCGTCTTCCATCGCGCTGATGGCATCGGTCAGCTGCTGGTATTCCGCATAGTCGCTCTGGCCATTGGTGAACATGGCTGTCACGCCGCTCCGTTTGGGGAACTTGGCGAAGTATAGGAACAGTTCTCTTATCATACGATCTTAGTGATTATTTCTATGGGTAACCCAGTCTCGTTGGCGATCTTTGCCAGGTCCATGCCAGTACCGTGCAACTGTCGCACGCCGTCGATGGTCTTCTTGCGCAGCACCTTCAGGTAGGTCATCAGGTTCAGCTGCTCCACCTCTGCGGCATTGCCCAGACCGTCGTTGCACAGGTCATAGAGGGCGTCGCTCATGTCCGTGGTGATATCCTTGGCCTTGCCAGGCTCGAACTTCGAGAGCAGGGAGAATTCCGTTTTCGTATATATGAAGGTGTTCAGGGCCATGAAGTTCATGGCGATGGCCTTCAGAGTGTCTGCAGGGAGCGTCCTGAACATCTCCGCGTTCTTCTGTGCATCCTGGCTGTCGTAGGGAGCCGGATAATAGAGGATGGCAGCCATCAGCGGCCATGATTCAGGCTTGTCGAGCAGCTGACGGGCCTCGATGTACTGCAGTGCGGAAAGTGAGCAGCTGATCATACCGTCGCACATGGCGGCACGGTAGCCCTGATACCGGAGTACGTGACTCCTGTCGAGTTTGATGATGACCTCAGGAACCAGCTGGGCGAAGAAACAGAGGTCGAGCTGGTACTTATAGTCGAGATCCTTCAGATGGGCGAGGGTGGGGATGTGCTGCAGACGGAAGGGATCGGTGCGCTTGGCCAGGCGGTAATCCTGGTTGCTGAGTTCCTGCAGGGCTGCATCGTCATCGGGATAGACGATCTTGAAGAGGAACGTCAGCTGCTCCGATATCGTGATCAGGTTCTCGATGGTGTCCTCTCCCTTCATCTTACGGATGTCCCAGCCCATGATATCGCAGAGCAGGCGGATGCGTAGCTCTCCCACGGAGATGCTGCCAGCCTCCATCTGTGCCACATAGCCTGCCAGCTTCAGGAAGGCTGACGGACCAAGTTTCTCCCAGCTGTTGGGAATCACTATCTCCTCGTTCTTGTATTTCAGTCTGATATCCTTCATACTTCAGGGCATCATAATGATCTTGTCGTCGGGGCGGTTGTAGGCACTCATCGAGCTCATGTCGATGGTGGTGCCACTCTCAAGCAGGGTGTCGATATCGCTGATCAGCGCGTCGGCCTCGCCGTCGAGCATGTCGGCAAGCGATATCGCACGCTCGGCTTCATCCTTGCCGTTGCGGTTGGCATGACTCTCATCGAAGAGATTGCGGATCGTAGGCGGGAACTCCAGGATGTCGAAGCGGCGCAGGGCCTTGGCCACCGTCTTCTTCGCCAGTGCCAGATCTAGCATGGCGGTGAGCTTATCCTTTTCGTCGAGCGTCTCGATACGGCTGTAGTAGTTGCCGATGCGCCCGTTGACCACTTCCGCCTGCAGGGGCAGGGTGCGGAAGAAGAAGAGGTACGACAGGTCGATGGGATAGATCGTGTCGAACTGCTCGGCAGTACGGATATGACAGCCGGCAGCCATACGGTAGAAACGTGACTCGCGGAAGAGCTGGCCGATGTCGGGCGCTGTCCCATTATCCGCAGCTGCAACCTCTTCCGTCCCGGGTTCCGCAGGTGCGACTTCTGTCCCAGGCTCCGCAGATGCGACGTTTTCATCTGCAGGTGCGACTTCGTCGGCCTGGCGTGTCAGTTCCGAGAGCAGCGTGTCCATGGCACTGAAGTAATTCTCCATCCAGGAGCGTTTCATGCCCTCCACCTCGTACTTATAGGTGTCGGTACCGGCCTTACGGTTGACATAGGCACTGAATACGGCATTGTTGGCCATGATGCGGTTGGCCAGTGCCATGCGCAGCGCATCCGTCATGGTGTCGTCACTACCGTCGGCAATGGCCGTCAGTACCGTATCGGGGATGAGTGCCGTGAGCTGTTTCCAACTGCTGGCGAATGCGGCCTTCAGGTCGCCCAGGGCAATGTTGGTGTCGGTCACGGGTGCATACTGGGCAAGGTTGCCCATGTTCTGGAATATGTCGGTGATATTCTTCATGACTGCTGCTGGTTTAGGCGTTCCTTGGGTGCTGTGTCCTCCTGGCGCTGTGGCACCTCGCGGTAGAAGCCGAAGCGGTAGCCATTGGCGTAGAGGTCCGGGAAGTTCAGGCGCAGGGCCTGGTTGAGTGGTTCGGTGCAGATCTCATCCTCGGGCGTGAGGCTCATGATGTAGATCAGGTAGTTGTAGTAAGCGTCCGAGCCGGACTTGGATATCACTCCCTCCTTATCGACCGCAGAGATGGCGGCATCCAGTCCGACGCTGGAGAGCAGTGCCTGCTCGGTACGCTTGTCGTATGTGATCAGCGCGTCGATATACTCCTTATACTTCATATCGACGCTCTCGAATTTCCACTGTTGCTCATGGCCCTGTCCGTCCATGAACGAGATGCTGGAGTAGGCCTTTCCCTGGTTCGACTCTCCGGAGAGATATTCCGACACCTTGCGCAGTTCCTGGCGCAGATACTCCACAACCAGGCTCTCGCGGTACTCGGTACCGAGCTCCATGCCGTTATAGGTGATCAGCTCCATGTCCTTCGACTTGCGGCGCTTGTTCTCGTCGCAGAGCTTCTGTATCTGGGAGCGTTTCGACTCCAGCCAGGCGTTAGGCACGATGATGTGGATCTTGGCGGCAAGGGAATTCTTCAGGAACGAGTTGATGTAGTGGGCGGTCTTGTTCGATCCCTGGATATAGGGTCGTGCGCCCTGGTGGGTCTCGTTCACGCCGTAATACTCGTCCACGCTCTTGTCACGGTGGTGAGAGATGGCGGCATACTGGATATTGGCGACTTCCTGGAAAGAGAACTTGGGATAGATGCGGTATCCGCTGCCTCCGAAGAACCAGCGCCCGTAGGCGATGAAGCGGAAGTCGGAGTAGGGAATGACCTCGGTGGCCACATCCTTACGCAGGGTGGCCAGACGACAGTGCTTGTTCTCGAGGGCCTCCAGTCCGGCCAGCGGCAGTCCCATGCCGATGCGCTTCCCCCTGGTAAAGCGCCACTTACAGAAGAAGTCACCGAAATAGTAGAAGTTCTTGATATTCTGACGGCAGAACTCATCGACGGGCTGCAGGCCGTTCTGCTCCCATGACTCCAGCCACTGCTGCACCTCTGGTACCACCACGAACTGCCGGCGCAGCTTATTATCCTCTATCGAGGTGGTGTAGAGCATGGGGCCGTGACCATAGAGCATCTTGATCTGCTTTCCGTACAGACGGGGCAGCAGACGGTTTTCCTTGATCTCTTTTGTGATCTCATCGATGAGCAGGTCGTTAAAGCCTCGCATCAATACCTGGTACCCGCCGATGCCGAGCCACTGGTGCTCGTGGCGTATGCCTGTCAACGTGGAAGGCAGCACGAGCGACGGCCCCTCGAACAGCTGTGTATTGGTACCCAACTGAAACGATATCACGTTACCGTCGTGGATGTAGTTACCTACATTGCCATGGATTTCAATCTGATCGTTCATTTCCTAACCAGTTTATCTTATGAAGTTTGTATCCGTCCTGTGAGAAGGCCATGAACCGGATGAGTACGCGGTAGCACATCTTCGGATCGCCGTTCTCGTCGAGGAAGAGGAACAGGTTATCGGGGGCTACGTCGTACTTCTCGTTGGGCCACTGGGTGCGCCACTTGCAGTGCTCCTTCACAGTGAGCGTGGTACCGGCCTGGTCGCGCTTGCGGCTGTAGGGGTAGAACATTACGGTGAAGTCGCCATCGGGCAGCTTCGACAGTTCGCGTGCCCACTGCAGGGCATGCATGCCATCCATCTCGATGCCTTGTGCCTGATCCTTCATGCCGCAAAAATATATAAATAAGGTGAAAGGGCAAAAGACACGGCGCGGCCTGTCATATTTCCCGACACGAAGTGCATTGCACATCAAACGGAAATCTCAGCGGGTCGTCCTCTCTTCTCCCGTTCGCGCACATTACTTTTACGCTTTTCAAAACGTAAACACTTGATAATCAGACGAAAGCATTTTTATAACTTGTCAAAAAGGGCGATTATTATGGTTTTCAGGAAACTTTTTATGCCAAATATGATAAAAAAACGGCATAATTTTACCACGTTTGGGGCAACGTGTAAAGGTTTTGCCGTTTTTTGACCACGTTTCAGGCTGTCAGGTTGTCGGGTAAGTCGGTGGGGAAAATGCTTAATTCTTTCTTACAAACGTCGCCATACAGGCCATACAGCAGATAGATGAAGGCCGAGGGCAACTGTGTGGTGAGTCCGGCCTGGTGCTTCAGGCTTTCCTTCTTTTCTGATGATTTGTCGAGCTCTATCTTGCCGTCGACACTCTTCAGGGGCGATATCAGGATGGCAGAGCAGAGGTTGGGACACTCGTTCTCGTCGATGCGTATGATGGGGAGTGAGGGGTATTGTTCCTGGAACAGCATCAGCAGCAGTTTGTACTGTTGCCAGTGGTAGATGGTCTCCTGTCCCTCGTTGTAGAGTATCACCTGGAAGCCCGCCTGCTCGAGAAGCTCTTTCATCAGGCGCGAGTCGGTGGTGATGCGCTGGCTCTCCTCACGGGTCTTGTTACCCGCACGGTCGGGGTAGAGGTGTATCACCTTGTTCTCCGCGTCAGCCCCAAAGAACTGCTGCACCTGCGAGGCCAAATCCTGCTGTGGCACGGGCTCGTAAGACGTGAATTCCTTGATCACGTCGAGCCTTCTGCCGTAGTCTTTCTTCTGTGCGAACACCAGGCTGGAGAAGGCTCCCGGATCATAGCCCACGTAAAGCTCATCCTGAGGGGCGTAGTGGCTCAGGAAGCGGGCTGTAAGGATAAAACGGTCACGGAGCGACAGGCGCAGGATGGCATCGTACTTATAGGAGTCGCTGAACTGATGGTGATGGCGGTCGTAGGCGGCGAAGAACTTGTTGGTCACCTCCTTGTGGCGGATGGCGCAGATGGAGGTCAGGAACTCGTCGATATCGAGTGTATCGAGCTGTGTCTTGAAGAACTTGGCACCCAGCACGTCGAGGTTCGAGAACGAGGAAGCCCTCGCATAGAAGATGGCACCGCGCCGCATATCGGCCAGGCGGGGTCTCCAGATATCGATGATATGGTTCAGGCGCTGCTGCTCAAGACGGATCTTCTCCATCAGTACAGGATCCCGGCTGTCGCGTAGCTGGCGGTTCAGGTCGAACAGTCGCAACTGCTGGCGGTTGATGTGCAGCGATACGGTGACAATCTCGCTGATCAGCTGCCGGTCCACCTTCTTCTCGTACTGCTCAAACCAGTCGTCCTCGCCCAGATCGACACGGGCTGTATCGGATACGCCCGTGATGCCGGCGTAGTATGGCGACTTCCTGATATCGGCACTTCCTCCGCGCAGGGACGGAAAGAGCCTGGAGCGCAGTTTGTCACCGCTGTTGTGCTTCATCTCCTCGATGAAGGCATGCACGGCGTTTCTGCCAGCCACCGACTCCGGCTGGTCGCTGCTCACCAGCTGGATATGGGCACCGTTACGGAACACGATGGAGTGCTTGGGGTAGGTGATGGGATAGCGGGGCATACGGAAGTGCGAGGGAAGGCGTGACTCGCCCACCACATAGTCCTGCCCGTACTCCAATAGCGGACGCTCTCGGCCTCCAACGCTGACCAGGCGTGAGAACGACGCCTGTATGTTCGGCCACACGTTGGTCATCAGCGCCACATAGGTCTTATGAACCAGGAACATCAGCTCGCCGGGCATGGAATCGACCACGCGGATGATACGGGGCGTAGTGATGCCCTCGGTCTTACCGGTGGCACGGCCCAGTTCTGCAATAAGGATGTTGGGGTCTATCACGTTACAGAGCATCTGCACGTGGTTCAGGTACAGGCGCTCGGCTTCGTCGTAGGTGATCGTTTGCTCAGTCATCGGCCATCTCCTCCATCATTTCCGCTTCGTTGATGCGGGCCTCGGTCAGCAGTCGTTTCTTCTCACTCACCTCGATGGGCAGCGACTTGATGACGGTGTAGGCACCCTCGCGGTCCTTACGGGCGATCATCTTCAGGTCCTGGTTCTCGTAGCCCAGCAGTTCCGGCGTCACCTCAGAGCCATAGAGGATGGTGATGCCCAGCGTGCGGTCGCTGTCGGCAGCCTCGATGGCACGCCGACGGCACTCCAGGGCGTGCTCGGTGGCCTTCACCTGACTCTTGATGTCGCCCTTCAGGGCAGCGAACTTGGCAATCTTCTCAAACTGGTCGGCATACACGTTCTCCCATACCTTCAGCGGTACGTTCATATCCACGTGGAAGAAATTCAACGCCTCGTAGATACGGGCCTTGCAGGTGGTGACAGGAATCTTCACTTTCTGCTCGGCGGCAATACGCTTCTGCAGGGCGATGGCACAGCGGTTCAGACTGCGCTCGGTCTCGAAGGCCTCCATGGCCCACTGAAGCTGACGGATGAACAGCTGCAGTTCCATGGGAATGGCATCACTCTGACCCGTGGCCAGAAACGAGGCCAGCAGGTCAGGGTGAAGTTCTGATATCTGGGTGATGCGACTCTCCTTCATACGCCGAACAGTTCCTTACGGAGTCTGACAGCCTTGGCCTCAGTGCCGAGTTCCACCAGGAGCTTCACACTCTCGGTGTCGCCGTTCTTGGCCTGCTCAAGCAGTTTATCCACCACCTCGCGGGCGGCTATCTCGCCGTCAACCTCGCGGGCAAGGCCTTCAAGATACTCCTCGTCTTGTTTACTCATGCCGCAAAGATAATAAATATTGCAGCATGAGCAAAAGACGAGCAGGAACTACAGGGCGACGGTGCCCATGGTGTCGGTGATGGGGATAAGCAGCGACTGGTGGCGGGCACCCTGCCGCTCGATGCGGATACTGCCGGTGCGCTCCTGGGTCATGGGGACGAAGATGATCACCAGTTTACGCTCGGGGTCGGTCTCGCGGGCGTTGACGATATCCACCTCGCTGCGTACCCTGGCCACCACTCTCGACATAGCCTCCGCGCCCCCATGGAGCGTGCGGTGGTCGAGGTTGCTGACTATCCAGTCGATCAGCAGCAGTTCCCACGCATTGGCGGTCTTGGCAAACTTCTTACTCACTTGCAGACGGCAGAAAAACATGGCGTCTACGTTCTTAACTCTCTCATCGGAATGAACTTGATAAAGTTTCATAACTCTTGAATTTTAACAAAAAATATGCAGCACTACGCGCTGTTAAGGTTCCAAGAGGGGTGACCTTGAGGGTGTTTCCACTACCTCACGCGGTGCTGCAATGACTTTATTTCTCTAAATGGTGGCATAAAAATAGCCGCCTTGCTGGGGCGACATCTTACACCCCTCTTGGATTTTAACGCTGCAAAGATAATAATAATTTCCGAACCAACAAAGGTTTTTGGGATTTTTTTCAAAAAAAAGTAAGACCCCGATGCTCACGCATCAGGATCTTACGAAAAAACAAAGGTATAAACGAATTAATCTCCAGATGGCTGATCGCCTTCAGGATCGGTTGGGGTAGGGATGATGCCGCTGCCGCCACTGCCGCCGCTGCCGCCAGTCGGACCGGGACTGTCAGGCTGGCCTGCAGCGTGCTTGGCTGCCTGTACCCGCTCGCGCCACTCACGGTTGAGCAGTACGGTGCCGTACTTGGTGAGTTCGGCCTTGGTGAACTCGCCCGTGGCCTGGGCGCAGAGGCGCAGGGCGCGGATGCCCATGGGGCGGCCCTGGGCGTCGGTGGCGCCGACGGTCAGATTGACATCCGCCAGCGAGGGCCATCCGCCCACGTTCTCGATGTGGGTGGAGAAGATGGCGAGGCCGTCGATCTTCACGGGCTGGCCGCTGAGGTTGAGTTCGCGGATACACTTCACCATGTCGCGCAGGATCCCGATGATGGTGCCCTCGGAGAACGGCGTGTTGTGGTGGGCCATGTGCTCGGCGAGGCCCACCAGGTCGATGGGCGTCTCGTTGTCGGCATAGGCGTAGTACTTTCCGTAGCTGGAGTTGTACTTGTTGTTGTTCTTTGAAAGGTAGATTTTAACTGCCATGATACTAGATTATTAAGTTGGTATTAAGCTTGTATGAAGCTCTGTGGACTTTCCACGGGTGCAAAGGTATGCCTTTTTTTGAGTACAAAGCCAATTATATCCGGTTATAGACAGATCTTGTCTACAAGTATCTGCTTTTTTATTGTTACCTTTGCACCGTGAATTTCAGGATACGACAATATGGACGCACTGAGCTGGCCATGCTATACTCTCCAGACATCACACCGGAGAGTGCATGGAAGAAACTGAGAAAATGGATCGACCATTTTCCCGGACTCAGGAAAATGCTCATGGATATGGGATACACCGGGCATGAACGCAGCTTTACGCCATCGCAGGTGGCAATCATCATCGAAGCGCTTGGTGAACCCTGATCAATAAGTGGCACTTAACGAAAATCAAGTACCACTTATTGATAAATAACCTATACTTATTTTATCTGTTCGAGCACCATCCTGAAGAGGCGCTCTTTCTCCTGATGGCGGGTGAGGTTGTCGCGATCGTTTGCACGCTTATCCTTGCGGTCCTTGCGCTTCAGGTAACTCTGGTACCGGCGGATGTTGTCGAGTACGAGCTTATGCTGGTGCAGGAACTCTGCCGGGTCGCGATGGAAGAGATCGAGCAGTTTCGACAGTTCAGACCGGCTGGAGAGCAGTGGGTGATCGTTGCGGAAACGGCCCGTATCGTTGAAAGAACGCAACTCGTCGAACGCCTGGAGGTTCCTGATGCGGAGTTCGGCCAGTTCCTTGACTGCCGCCTCTGTCGGTTCCTTATCCAGCTGCTCGTCGAGCTGCGTCATACGCCGCCATGTGTTGATGCGGTCGTTGTAGAGGATGGTCGCCGTCTGAACGTCGGGATCCGACAGGTTCAGCCAGTCGATCTTTGGGTATTCTACTTCTTTTTGGAGCCGCCCTTTTTGGCTGTGGACTTCTTGGCTGCAGTCTTTTTGGCGGGATTCTCCTCGCTTTTTTTTTCTTCAGCCAATTGATCCTCGAGGTCGGCAATCTGGTCTTCCTTCTCCTCCAGCTGATCCTGAAGGTCTGCCACCTCCTCTTCTTTCTCTTCGAGCTGATCCTTCAATTTCAGTTTATCAGGATCATCCTCTTCTTCAGATACAGGCTCTGGTTCAGGAGTTGGCTCTGGCTCAGGAGAGGGTTCCGGCTCTGGAGTGGGTGCTGGCTCAGACTTTGATACCTGTTTAAACTGTAGACGGTTCTTGACGATATCGTCACGGTGGACGATGCCGAGCAGAACCAGGAGGATATCACCAGCACTGCGCGATGGTGAGAACTCGAACTCCTTCAGACGCGGATGGTTGGGGTTCAGCTTCCTCAGGAGCGCCAGGTCAGCGGCTGCCTCCTTGGGGGAGAGCAGCTGCTGATGGTGGAACAGTTTTTCTCTTTCGTTATACATATAGACAGGAATTTAAACTGATGGGTTGCCATCGAGCAGATCCTGGATGCTTCCGTTGGAACCGAAGTCAACCAGGCAGTCGAGATAGACGCTCGGACGGGTGAAGGTGAGGGTGCTGTAGCGACCGTCGGCATCATCCTTCGTCTCGGTATTGCCGAGGATCATTGGGCGTTCTGCCTCGCCGATGATGTGCCATACCGTATCCTTGATGTGCTTGTAGAGGATGATGAACTTGCCGCCAGAGAACTCCTCGATGAAATCCTTGAGGGCATTTCTGTCGCCGCCCATTACGACCGTGAAGGTGTTGGTGCCATTGGTGGTGATATCACCCTTCTCGGTACTGGAGAGCAGCGTCGGGATGGTGTGGGCCTCGAAGTAGTGGGCTGCCTCACCCGCCTTCAGGATGCTCTTGCTCAGTGTTACCGTGCGGTCGGCGCCCGGCTGCGGGAAGTTGAACTTATCGGCCAGCTGGGCGGTATTGATCAGCACGATCTGGTAGGCGATCTCGTTGCCATGGGTGTCGCGGTCGCTCACGTCGTCGATCGAGCCGATGAGCGTCATGGTGGCCAGACCGACACCGTAGCCGGCATGCGCACTGGCGGGTTCAACACAGGCCCATACGAAGGCGACGATCGAGATCAGGCCCATGATGACTGTAAACAGCTGACGGGCCTTGCGGTTTTCATACTGAGCTCCCTTCTTGGAGAGCCCAGTATTGACGATGATATTCTTCTTCATTTTCTTCACTTTTTTACGTTTTTACAATCAACCCACGTAGTGCGGATTAAGTGTGGCGTTGATGGTGCGGACACCATTAACCATACGCTCCAGCTCGAGGAACTTGGTGCCTGCCACGTTCAGCACTACCATGATGTAGTCGCCTTCGGCCTGAGGAACCCAGTTAGAGCTGATCTCCGAGAACTTGCCGTCCTTGGCGATGGTGGTGGCGTTGGTCGTCGAGCCGCACTCGATGATGTAGGCCACACCAGCCTTGGCATGCTCGATATCGGTGACGGCAGTGGCAGCAGTGTTAGCTGCGGTCTCGAACCAGAATCCGTTCTTGGCATCGGCCTTGGTGGCGTCGGCAGCCAGGCTTGAGCAGAACTTGTTGAGGAAGATCTGCTGGAACTCGTAGTCGTTGGCCACGAGATCGGCCTTGCTGGAGAAGCGCTTGCCGAGGAATGCGGCAGCCGTACCTTCCTTCCAGGTGCTCCATGCACGTACTAACTCCATCTGCTGCTCCATCTGGATGGCCATCATCTCACCGGGCAGGTACTCCAGGAACTGCAGGTTGCCCGGCTCATGGATCATCATGAACTTGGTGTTGCCCAGGTAAGGCAGCCAGATGGTGTGCACCTCTGTATCGGGTACGACGTTGGCATAACTCTCCACACCGGTAAAATCGTTGTCAAGATGGTACTGGGTGCGGATGCACTTGAGCCACCAGGGCTTGTGACGCTCGTTCAGGTAGAGGAACTTGCCACTGAGGTTCTCATCCTCGCCCAGGTGAGATGTGACGTCATCGACGAAGGCCTTCACGGCGGCGAGCATGGTGCTCTCGGTGTAGGAGCGGTAGGTCTTGTCCTCATCATCGGTCACCAGCAGCTTGTTCGAGTGGATGTAGTCGATCAGGCGGTAGAGGATACCGGTAGAGGTGTGCAGGTAGGATCCTGCCACGCCGGTCTCAGGGGCCACGTAGATACCGCGCATACGGCGGATATTCTGCTCGCGCTGGGCCTGCAGCAGGGAGTTGAGCAGCTGGTACTCGATCATGGTCCACTTGATAGGATCGCTGCCAGAGGTGTTCAGGTAGGCAATATACTTGCGCTCCAGCTCCTTCATCGGACCCCACATCATCTTGATCATGGCATCGTCAACGTAGCCGCGCTCGTTCTCGATCTTCATGCCTCCCTTGCAGACAGGACCGGCCTGCCATGCCTGAGACACCTCGTCGAAGAAGGCGTTGAAGAGCAGGTCATTGTCCTGGATGCCATAACGGACGGGGAAGAATTCCGTCATGTTACGGGTAGAGAGCACACGGGCGATGATGGCGTCCTGACGGCGGACGGTAAACTGGGTACCCATGTCACCGAGGTTGTCGACACCGGCATAGTTCGTAGAGAACTCACCGGCAGCCAGGGCCTTCAGATTGGTCAGGCCGTTCTGAACGAGATACTGCATACGCTGCATGAGCGACTGTCCGTATCCGCGTACTGCCTTATGGAAGGCCTGTTCCTGCTCCTGAGTGGGAGCCCCCATGGCAGCTGCTGCCGACGGGTTGGCCATGATGCGGTTCCAGCGCAGGTCCATGGAGAACATCGGCGCATTGATGCCGAAGAGGAACTCCGGCGTGTGGGCCATGCCGTTGATCGGGATGATCACGGTAGAGCCCTCATGGGCGGCATGGTCATCGTCCGGACGGGAAATCACCTGCTGGAATCGATTACCGAGTTCATGGATGGCATCGATAATACCCTGCTGGGTAGCGGGCTGTTGAGAGGCAGCGGCCTGCTGAGAGGTTTCGGACTGCTGGCCACTGGCCACCACTACAGCCTCGTAGATCTGGTTGAGCAGCTGCTGCTGGGCCTGCTGCACGGCCTCGGCATTCACATCGTCACGCAGGGTGACTTGGTAGTCCTCCTGGTAAGCGTTTACGATCTGCTGGAACTCCTCATTGCTGAGGGTCTTCTGTTCGAGCTTGGCGGTGAGTCCGAGCTTCTCGGCCACCGTCTTGAGTTTTTCTCTCCAATTCATAATTCAAAACATTAATTAATAACTAAAAATTATCCATTATGGCTAAACATGATCAAGGATGAAGCTCATCTCACGGCTTCCGGTAACCATGGACATGAGCTCCGCAACGGCCTCAGGGAACGTGCGGGTACCGTCGATGAGTCCCACTTCCTGGGCACGGGCCGTCAGATAAACCTCTCCGCGCAGTACAGGGTGATCCTGATCTGTCGAGGCGAGTGCCTTGCGCTGCGACCGCACTTCGGCGAGGAACTCCTCATTGATGGGGTTGAGCACCTCGTCGATATATTGCTTGGGCTTTCCGGCTATCAGGTTGTCGGCCATCTTATTCTTCAGGTCGCTCTTGTCTGCTTTCGCCTCGATGAGCTTGATGCCAAGGCTGGCATAGTAGGGCTCGAAGTCGTGGAAGGAGACCATGGTACCGATAGAGCCGATGAAGTCGCCGGTGGTGACGGCATAGACCTTACGGCCATGACAGCCGATGTAGTAGGCTGCGCTGGCCATGCAGCCCTCGCAGAGTGTGAGCACGGGCTTGGCGAGTGAGCGCAGCGTCTCACTGAGGCGGTCCATATACCAGGCCTCGCCTCCGCTGCTGTTGATATGCAGCAGGTGGGCACAGATCTGCGGGTTGCGCTCGGCAGCCAGCAGATCCTGCTCCAGCTGCTTGCTGGAGAAACACCAGCGTGAGTCGCCGGTGATGAAACCTTTGACGCGGTGATAGGCAATGGTGTCTGAAGGGAGTTCCTGGTTCTCGAAGTCGTTGGTGATCTGGACGGCCTTCGTCTCGCCATTGGCCCTGATAAGCTGCTGGAGTCTTACGACGGCTTTGTCGCACTCTTCCTTATAAGTCGGAGGATTGAGAAAGAAGCTCTTCACCTTCGGAAGCTCCGCGGCATCCGATGGCTTCATATACGGCAGCACCGTCATCACCATCTGGCGGTAGCCTTCGGAGGTGATGAACAGTGGCCGTTCTGAAAGGAGAATCGAAAGAATTTCGTTCATTGGGCGTAGGAATAATTATTCACGCCCAAAGGTAGTTATATATAATAATGTATGGAAAGACCGCTATCCGAGCGGATTGGTGACCATTTTGCAGGATACCCGCAGCTGTGACCGCTGAAGTTGGCGGCTGATCGTGACGCGGGCAGGTATCCCTGCCGTGCCGAGGGTGACGCTCGATCCGTCACAGCAGAACAGCCTTACCATACAGGTGCGCGGAATGCTGAATTTGCGGAGCACGGCATCATCTGGAGTGTCGATAACAAAGGTCTTGTCGCAATCGTACAGCAGGCCGCCACTGTCGTCGGAGGCTACTGGCTGAAACTCGAAATGGTCGGCCATAAAATCGTAACTGCCACCACCGGATATCGTAGTGGATGTGGAATTGAAAAGTACTACCTGAATGTGATTAGTGAATTCTTTCATATTGTTGAAGATCTGATGGACAAAAATACGTGTTTAGTGTCAGCCAAAAAACGTTAAATAGTGGCATTTTTTTGGTATTTCCTCTTTTTTCTTGGTGATAGGCGCTGTCGATAGCGCTGGAAGTTCTTCAGGAGGGCATCACTGCTGATGCTCTCCAGACGGTAGTCCCTGATGAAGTCTTCGACTACCTCGCGCTGCTGACGCGGACGGCCCTGAGCCTCATTGTCCATCATGCGGGTATGGAAGTCGAAGTTGAAGAGAAGGCGTAGCTGAGCCTCTATCTCCAAGGCAGCAGCCGGTGACAGCCAGTTCCAGTACTCTGGATGCTTACGCGGCATACCGTCGGCTCCAGAGCGGCGGCAAGGAAGGAATATCCTGAGGTTTGCCCCTGGTGTATCGGTGACTCCCGCAGGGCGACGCTCCATGCGGTTCCAGATACAGATGTATAAATCGTAATTGTCAGGAATCTTTATCCCATGCGTTTTTTCGTCTAATTCGAACTTTCTGATGGCATACTCGGATAAATAGGGCTCCACGCGGATACCTACAGTGCGATTTTGAAGGCGTCTTTTTTTCTCCATATATCTATTGCCGATTTTTTGCGTCCTACAGTCCTACAATCCTACAAGGTTTATAATAATATTCTGCAAAATTACTAAAAATATTTTAGTTATACAAATTTATTCAAGTAAATCTTTAATATAAAGATATCCTACAATCCGTCCTACACGTCCTACAAACCATCCTACAGCACTCCCAAAACAGCAATTTTGAGACAATTTGGGGAAATATGGGGGGAATTACCCCAAAAGCTGACCTGAAGGCTTGATTCCTACAGTGTCCTACAAAAAGGTGGGTGTTTCCTACAGCGTCCTACAAATATCCTACATTCCTACAATACTGAAATTATTATATATATTATTGATTATTAAATAGTTAAGTAAGATTTAAGGTTTGAAACGAAATGCAATTTGTAGGATTGTAGGAATGTAGGAAGCATATTTTTGAATTTCCAGATTTCAAAACCACCACTTTAAGCGTTTTCTTTTCCAAATTTGGGGGTGTGGGGGATTTTGTGCCTGTTGGGAACCTCGAAATGTAAAATGATAGTCACGCGAAATAACGGGCAATAATTCTTGGCGTTATCACTTGACTTTTGTATCTTTGCATCGTAAATTGGGGGAATATATACCTTAAACAGTGTTTAAGGGAAACAAGCTTGTTCGTTATTGAGGGAGTGTCTTTGATATGTTTCGCGGTAGCGCCTTGCAGGCGCACCGAAAAAAGGCCCTCCCGATTCTCACGAAGGGGGAGGGCAGGATTATTGACTTGAAAATAATCCGGCGACTGGATTAGCCGGAGATATATCCGTTAGAACGGAAGATCTTCTTCCTTGACGCCATTGTTGTCTTGATTACCAGACTGCGGCGGTTCTTCAACCACCTCGCGCTCGTCTGCCGCTTCGTTACGGCGGAAGTCTATGCTGTAGGCGGCCATGAATGTATCGTAGTCGATGATTACAGCCGATGTGCTTGAAGATCGCACCTTCTCGACCCTCACAGCCCTGCCCAGCTGTATGTTCATCTCCTCGGTGAATTCTGTCCAGACAAAACGATGTGAGGGGATAGTGCCGATATACGAAGGATGGGAACGAAGGTTCTGATCGAGGGTGGAGAATGTGGTGTTTTCGGTGTTGTAGCCCAAGCGCGAGAACTCGTTGAACACGTTCTGCAGACGCAGGAACATGACATTCCTGCCAGGACCGAATACAAACGTCTGAGGCTGGCCGTCGGCATTCTTACCAGTGGCCTTGCCGGGCTGCTCGACGCGGAAGTCGCGTCCTGGCAGAACCTGATGGTTGTTGATCATCGTATCGACGGCCTTGAAGAACTGACCGAGCTTGTCGGTGGAGCGGATGAGAGACAGTTGCCAGTCAACCTTCTCCTGGGCGATCTTGAAGAATTGCTGATAGGTGAAGGGAAGCTTCAGGTCGCTGTATTGCTCGATGAGCTTGACCATACCCAGGAAGAGCGACACAGTCTTCATCAGTCGGTCGCGCTCGCCAGAGTTTACAACGCCCTGCTTAAGCTCCTCATAGGCCTGCTGGCGTAGCGGCCGGTAGTGATCCATCACTGCAGGCCTGAGTGCAAGGATCTGCATCAGTATATTATGGAGTCCGCCACCACGGTTGGGGTCTTCGTGCATTTTCAGACGCTCGAATACCGCACTCTCCTCAGGCGTGCGGTCCTTGGGTTTCGGCACCTCGCAGATGATGACGCGGCTCATTAGCGAGTTATCATCGCGCTGGGGCTGCTCCTGGCCGCAGACTATGACAGGTGTATAGACCTTGTCGCTCTCGAAATCCTTGCCGCTTGATCCCTTTCGCTTAAGCTTCTCCTCGCCGTCATAGACGATGGACTTGAGTGCCTGGAACTTGATGTTGGAGATGTCGTTGTTGTTGTATTCATCGAGAACCACAGGTACGTCCCTGAAAGCCGACATGTAGGTCTGCATGGCAGCGTCGGTGCCAGTGTTCAGGTTGAAGATGCTCTGATGGGGACTGATGAATAGCGAACGGATGCTGACGGCGATCTGCGTCTTTCCTGACGACATCGGGCCAATGAAAAATGGAGCCGTAAAGATACGGTCGATACAGTGGATGTTGCTACGGAATGCGCACATGATAGCAAATACGGTGGCCCACCAGCCGTTATTATTGATCTTATACACCTCGCCCATCAACCTTGCCCACTCTTCGAAAGATATCTGTTTTTCGACGGGTACCTCACGATATACAAGCTGCGAAATGAACTCATACTTGTCGCTCTGACGACCCTGGCCGGCATAGATGGTGGAGAAGGCAGGCAGGTAGTAGTTCTGTGAGTTGTGGGTGACCACGCCCATGGTGTCGATGGGTACGAAGGCCATGTGGCTACCTTCCATGTGTGCGATGCCGTTGGCGAAGGCAAAGAACTGCTCGTCTGGCCTGCGACTGCTGCCGTCACTCTGCTGATTTCCGTAAACCTTCACCTCCTGGCAGGTTGTGTAATGCAGCGACATGTATTCCTTGATCTTCTTCCACTTCCACTCCTCACCATTAGAGAAGTTTACGGCGTCGTAGTTGCAGAGAACTTCCTCTATGCTCGACATCTTCAATAGTGATTTCGATACGACCTCTATGTAGAGAGGCGTATTTCTGTGCCGGCGGTTCACTTTGAGGACGCGCTTGTTCTGGTCGTAGTCTTCATTGAAGATATGCAGCAGCGGGGTCATGTAGAAGTCTCCTACCTGCACCATGCCGTTACCCTCCTTGGTCTTGAACATATAGCACACGGGATCGCCCTTCTTGTTTAGTCGCGGGTAAAAGCCGTATTCCCGCCACATATTCATATATTCTTCATTATCCTTCACATATTGAGGTGGATCATACGGATCGAAGTATTCCCCATCATCGAGCCCTCCACCACTCTGGAGGCAGACTTTCATCGAGGCTTTCCTAGCCTGTACGTATGGTCGTCGGAGATCATCGAACTGGCCGCGCGTCAGTTTTAGTTGTGAGCAGTAGCTTCCTCTGTTGATGGTGATCACGCTGTCGTCGGCAAAGCTCGTGAGTTCTATACAGCGCTTCACCAGCAGATCACGGTCGCCCCTGAACCCATCAAGGACTCTGCCGGTCATCCGGACGTAGAAGGTAATGAACGATTCCTCGATATTTCCACTGACAACCTTGATATCCGTAATACCCTGGCGGAACATCTGCGCAAGCGTTTTCAGGTAGGGACTCTCCACACCCGTATCCGGATCGATACCGCAACCTGTCTCGGCAGTTATGAAGTAACCATAAATGGAGCGTAGTTTCTGGATTTCGCTATCTGGTACCACACCTTGGCAGAGGATGATGGGAGCATCTTCATACTGATCCAAGAACGTGTCCATGTCTGCAGTCAGAATTGCTGGCTGATCCTCCTCGATATGCTCCTTCAGCTCCTCGAGACCATAGATACCTGGCCGGTGTTCAGTATCACTGGGATTGAGCTTAGTGCGAGCTTCGCGAATCTTAGTCTCAAGGATGGTCATCTTCGTGTCGAAATCCTTGGCCATCTGTTTCATATACTCCAGGCGCAAGCCTGCATCTCCTACGCAGCCCACAAGCCGGCATATCTCGTTGATGGCCTTGGCCGTTACATTCTCATCCTTGCAGCCCCTTGGCACCATCATCTTCCGGAACGCCTTGGGGAAGGTCATCGTATAGTCATCGAGCAGCTTCTGGGTAAGATCCTTATTTGTCCTGGCAAACTCGTCCGGATCCTTCCCCTTGGGTAAAAGTATGCATTTCACCGTGAATCCCGCTAACAGCAACGCCTCGCAGTTCTTCTGTGCCGCAGACTGTCCGGCCTGGTCGGTGTCGTAGATCATGCGCACTTCGGAGGTAAAACCCTGCAGCAGCCGCACCTGGTCGGGAGTGAACGCTGTGCCGGAACCGCCGACGGTGTTATCGATGCCATACTTAGCGAGTGTCATCACGTCGAACTGCCCTTCTACCAGATAGGCATAGCCTTTCTTGCCGATGGACTGGCGGGCCTGCCAGAGACCGAACAGGTGACGCCCCTTGGTGAAGAGTGGCGTCTCGCCTGTATTCAGGTACTTAGGCAAATGGTCACTGGATGCCACCAGACGTCCGCTGAAGGCGACCACGTTTCCTCGTCGGTCATAGAAAGGGAATATCACCCTGTCGCGGAACGTGTCGTAAGTGTGGCCATCGTCGCCTTGCCGAATAACGTCGATCTCCTTCAGACGATCCGTCGAGTATCCAAGGGCTGACAGCTCCGTGAGGCCGGCGTTCCCGGCGGGGGCATATCCCACACCGAATTTCTCCAGTATCGAATCATCGACATCATAGCCCCTCTGCTGCATAAAACTCTTAGCCTGCCCGATGTTTCTACGATAGAAGTCCGCGGCAGCCTTGATGGCAATGCGCTGCGCCTCGCGCTGTTTGTAGGCTTCCTGATCCTCGTCGCTCATCTCCCGTTTCGGTGGGTCGATCTGGTATTTCCGGCACAGCCATTCGACAGCCTCGAAGAATGTCATATTCTCGTGCCGCTGCAGGAACGTAAATACGTCACCGCCTTCACCGCAGACGAAACATTTGTAACGCTGCTTGACAGGGGATACAAAGAACGATGGAGCATGATCATCGTGAAATGGGCATATCCCCTTGTAATTTACACCGGCTTTCTTCAGCGTCAGGAATTCGCCGATTACATCAACGATGTTCGCCGCGTCATGGATCTTGTCAACAACTGTTTGTAATTCTGCATTCATTTTCTATTATTATTTTCCAAGTCAATAAAGTCATTGTCAGGTCCTACTCCTGTGGGGGGGGGTAGAAACCTCTATCTCGTCCGGCTCAAAAAGCTCAAGCTGTCGGCTCTCCAATGCCTCTGCCGCAGTAATGCCGAAGTAGGCGGCAATGGCTTTATATTCCTCTGGCTTGATCGACTTGCGTCCGTAAAACAGGTCTGCGTAGCGGGGTGCGCTCAGATGGCATTCCGCATAGAAATATTTAGAGGGCCTAAAATCCTCCAGATGTCTAAATCGCAGGCGCAGGAGCTCAACGAGAATGTTGCGCTTAACCGTTTTCTGGCCAGCAGGTACCAGACGGTGCTGGTGGATGTACATACGGACGGCCATCGGCGTACGCCCAAGGGCGAGAGCTATATTTTCTATAGTCTCACATCCAAAGTGGCTGGTGATGTAATCTTTGTCTTCCTGTGTCCACCGCTTGTGCTCGGTTTTCGCAACTAGTTTCACAACTGCAGCCATACGTCTTCAGCAGTTTCGTTATCATTACAGAATACCTTGGCATCCTCAAGTCGCTGCCAAAGCATCTTTTTGCCTGTGGCCATGGCGAAGGCGTGTTCTGTGCCAGCACCACAGGACTTATCCCAGTCTTCGAGGAAATAGACGGCATCCTTCATTGACAGGATCATCAAGTCACGTAGCAGCGTATAGGCATAGAACGAATGAAACTCGCCTATGAGCAGACTGGTGACGGGCGACATCGTATATTTCTCGTATTCCCAGCGCAGTGTCTTTTGCCACCGCTCGTCGGTCGGGTTGAATACGTCGTAACCTTTAGCCCTCAGCATCTCCTCGGCACGGGCAAACTTCTGGCGAGTGGCATCACTGATCACCTCCTCACCGATCTTTCCTGCTATATATACTTTCATACTTCTATAATTTTATTTTTATTTGATCTTCTTGTCTGTGATGCTTTCAACCCATTTTCTTTGGCTGCGAAAGGATGCTTTCTATACCATTCTTTCAGACTGGCAATCCTTTTGGATTTGACTTCTTGTGTTTCCTGATGACCAGGCTTGAATTCTGTATCAGGGCTGTGTCTCACACCTTTCAAGAAAATTGATTTTATACCATGTATTTTATTCTCCAGCTGCATCATTTTCAAGTGATGCATAGTGTTGCCGTGCTGCCATTCCGGATCCTTCTGCAGGCCAAGCTCCCTCGCCTTTCGGATGACTGTTCTCATACTGACACCGAGAATATCTGCAAGGTCTTCATTTTTGGTTGTGGCATACAACCTTTTCAGATCATCGAGCATCCTTTTGTTCCAGTATATTTTCCTCGATAGTCCATTGTGCTCGATGAGTCTGCCCGATGAATCGTGGCGGATGCCATCAGGAACCTTGCGGTTCTTCTGGTACCACTCTTTTTTGTTCCGCTTTGTGCAATCCTTACACCATGAGCTTACTGAGCCGTCACTATTCCGATAAAAATCCCTTAGCCACAGCTTTCGCCCGCAGCATGGACAAACCTTTTTCCTTTTCTTGGTAACTGTCTTATTCTTCATCATCATATTCTTCAGGATAGCATTCGTAATTGAGGGGCTGAGCACCCTAACTGAACTGAATAGAGGATGCTCCTCTATCTTCTCACGCTGGGATTTTGCATCCACTCCGAGGATTTTACACACTGGCTTTACGGCCACTAACTGCTCTCTGCCATCAGCCACCACCTGGAGGCTGATGCCGTTCACGATTGCTACATTCTTTGTCGCCATAATGATATTGTTTTATTGGTAAATGATACAAAATTTGCTGGAAGGCTTTGCAGAAAATGTTCCCAAGGCTGGGAAAAAGTGCTGGAAGGCCTTGCAGGAAAAAGAGAGGTATGGAGAGGTGTCTGGATTACTCCAGGCTCACCTCTCCCTGATAATCGATGATGGGCAGCAGAACAGACTGATGGCGCCCCGTGGTACGCTCTATGCGGATGAATCCGCTCTCGTCGCGCCGTAGCGGTGAATAGGTGACGGTAAGGTATGGCCCTCCGGTGCGCTGCTGGTTGATGATCTCCACCTTGCCCTTCACGCACTTCACGGCATTCTGTACCGTCAGCAGCGAGGCAGAGGCGTGCACCAGGCGCTCCGCCATCCATACCAGCAACTCGGCCTCCAGTGAGTCCATCGACTTGCGGAACTTGTTCGACACCTGGAGCTGGCAGAAATACTGCTGCTCCGTTCTGTTCTCTCGCACAAAATAATTCTTCTGTGACATAAGCATTTGAATTTTGACATAAATAAACCACGCTACGTGCTGTCATGGCTCCAAATGCGAGGCCACCGGGGACGTTTCCGTACACCCGACACGGCGTGGTTAGACCTTTTATACTATATGTATGGGCATAAAAAAGGCTGGATGTGATTCCAGCGGTTCTCAGCCCGCATTTGGATTTTGACGCTGCAAAGATAAGCATAATCTTTGAAATGCCAAAGCTTTTTGCCAATATTTTATGTTCAATTCCATAAATATTGTTAAACAGCTGTTTATTTTCTCTTTTTTTCTTGCATATTAAACAAAAGTTTAGTATCTTTGCATTGTCAAAAGAGATCATTAACATGTTGAACCAAACAAAGTCCAAATGGAAAAACTTGAATTCTACAAGAAGTGTATCGAGGACTGCGACAGGGCAATCAAAGCGATTCACGACCGCACAGACCTCACGGAGGCGAAGAAGACGGAACTCATCGACGGGCTGCTTGACAGTCGGAAGATAATCCTCGACCTGATTCTTGAACTCGAAGACAATTAGGAGCAACGCCCTTCGGGGCGACTCCTTTAAAAAAAACATATTTCTATGAAGAGAATAACAGACAACATCAAAGATCCGCAGACCAAGAAGTATTTCGACAACGTGGTCAACGAGGCTCCCCAGACGGAGCAGATATCTACGGAACAGTTTCTTGACGGCATCGGCAAGATCAGTGAGAACATGAAAGAGGCTGCCGATATGGCACGCGAGGAACTGGCAGTCCGCCACAAGATAAGCGGCATCGCGGAGGCGGTCAGCCTGAGCTATATCGCCAAGACCTACTTCGGCAAGAGCAGGGGATGGCTCATGCAGAAGGTGAACGGGAACATCGTCAACGGCAAGAAAGCTGCCTTTACGCCCGCTGAAAGCCAGCAGATGCGTGAGGCGCTGCAGGATCTCAGCGAAAAGCTCTCCAAGGCTGCACTCGCCTTCTGACGGTTCAGCATCTCTTTTGACAAAAGCCGGAGAGCAAGCCCCGCCCCACAAAGCGGGGCTTTTCAGTGTCCCACTGATATCTTCTTTCATATTGCTAATTTTTATTCCGATATTTCATGTCCTGGATCTTGATGCGAAGCTTCGATTCTGCATAAAGGCGACGAAACTTCCGCTCCTTTACAATCACCTCCACCACATGGATATAGTCGGTTACCGCATCGCTATAGTACATTATTTATTCGAATTTTAGATCAAAGTCGGGATCACGACGATAGTCCAGGTATTCCGGATGTTCGACCTCGGCCATCACGGGCTCACCGTCAGGACCTGGCTCTGGCTCGATGTCGAAGCAGAATCCACGACCATGCGCATCCCACTTCAGGAATGTGCAGTCCCCAATACGGGCATAGACGGCGGCCACCCCTCCGTTTAGCTGGTTGGAGAACTTGATGATCTCCAGCTCATTTACACCTAAGGCCTCGATGGCCCTCTCAAAGTCTTCAATCTTCATATTGATAATTTTTCGTTTATTCTCCATCAAGACCGCAGATCTCTAAAAGAGCCTTCATTTCCAGTTTAGAGAAATTCATATTGCGGATTTTCCCATACCATGACGGATAGGACAGTCCTGTCATTTCTAGAAATCGATCTCTTATTTCCGTTTTTTCTTTCTCGCTGAGGATCTTATAATGTTCCTCGAATGTTTTTTTTCAATCTTACACATATTTTCTTGCAATATTCGTATATAATTATTAATTTTATACTGCAAATGTAATTTAAATAATTACAAACCAAATCTATTTTGTCTATAATTTAACATAAATTTACAACAAATTGATTACATATATAATTGTTTAACACTATTATTATTAGTATTTTTGAATATGAAAATGAATAATGTAAATCTTGGTCAAATCGTTTTTGATCTGGTTGAAGAAAAGGGGCTGAGTCACAGTCAGTTTGCGGCTCGGATTGGTTTAAAAAGGCAGAACGTTAAGAAACAGGTCTATATGAAACGTTCGCTTGACACAGATCTTGTTTGCCGAATTAACGAAGCTCTTGATTGTAATCTTTTCGATTACTACAAGTGTGATACGAAAGATTACAACCCGCTGAAGGCTACAGTCAAGATAGAAATGGGCGAACAGACACAAGAGAAGACATTTACATTTCTTTTTGGAAACAATGAGTTGAAAATAAAATAGTGCCTATGAGAGTTTCTGGAGTGCGTGATGGACGGATTAATGTTTTGGCTCTTGAAGTAATATTTCATCTAAAGAATTACTGTAAAAATGATGAAATCAAAAATGATTCCCCACGCCTATTCGTTGTGCCCATCTTGAAAAATGGACAAATTGAAATTATCCACAATGTTTTTGATGAGCATATAGAATGGGCTGATGTAAGGCAGGTGATTCTTTTCTATTTTAACGAGGATGGATCAGGTTGTCTAATTCGTCATATTAGTGACGTCAATCGGATTCATAAGCAGTTCATCGGAAGAAATGGATTGCGAATATGTGTTAATGATTGGATTCAACCAATGAGATTGTGTCTATATCATAACACCTCTTTAGAGGAGCAACGAGAAGTTGATCTAAACAATTTCAGCCATGAATTTCATGGGATTTACCGTGATTATTTAGATTATGCAAAACCGATGAAAAAGAAACAGAACAATTAGAGGACTAAAGTCTTTCTCGCCTAGCAAGTTAATATATCTGATGATATATAGAAAAACGGAAGGCGGGACAGATTCAGGACGAGATTTATTTTATTATTAATTATATGGATATCCAGTTTCGTAAGGAAAACAAGGTGAGTTCAAAGACACCGCTCTCCTGCCTCCGCAACTAATGAAAAAGTGTGCAAGTCATCATGGCTTGCACACTTTCTTTTTTAGAACTGTTCCAATATTCTGATTCGTTCTTCTGTACTTGGATGGGTGGCGAAGAGGCCGCTGATGAAACTTGTCAACCCCTGTGTCATCTGCTTGGGGTGGATGATATACATTTGCGCTATGTCATCCCTTTCCACTTCTCCAAGTCCTGGGTTGTTGGAAATTTTCCTGAGAGCCGAAGCCAGGGCCAACGGGTTGCCGCAGAGCTCTGCCCCTCCTGCGTCAGCCATGAACTCGCGTTTGCGGGAGATGGCAAAACGGGTGAGCATGATAAACAGGTAGGCGATACCTGCACAGACAGCCCCAATGAGCATGATGACTATCACGGACAATCCGTTTCCCTTGTTGTTACGATCGTTATCATTGCTGCTGCTGAAACCGCCGAACAACATACGGTTGTAGATCATACGTACCACGATAGACAAGATGGTGGAGATGATGCCTACGAAGATGATGCTGGTGATGAGCAGTCGTGTGTCACGGTTACGGATATGTGTCAGCTCGTGCCCGATCACGCCTGCCAGTTCTTCATCGTTGAGGCGTTCAAGCAGACCAGTGGTAACGGTGACGGTGTAAGAGTTCTTGTCAATGCCGCTGGCAAAGGCGTTCAACTGCGGATCGTCTATCACATTCACCTTTGGCATGTCCATGCCGCATGTCATACACAGGTTCTCCACGATGTTATACACCCTGGGATTCTCCCTGCGCATAAGCGGCTGGGCACCTGTGGCGTGCTGGATCATCTTCGTATTGGCGAAATAGGCGATGGCGAACCAGACCGCCACGCCGCCGATGATGAAGGGGGCAATCTTCGAGAACGTCCAGTTCACTTTGTCTGAGTCGAGCTGGTTGATGAAATAGCCCGCCTGATCGTAATAGCCCGTGCTGAAGTAGTTGACGGTGGCGAGGAAAACCCATGTCATGCCCAGCAGGATGACGGGGAAAGCTATCAGCAGCAACATGCTCTTCATGTTGTTGCTTGATATCTGGCTCTGAATGCCTACGTACTTCATCCAGTCTTAGAATTTGATCTCAGGTGCCTTCTCGATGGTGGCGCGATCTTCCTGGGCTATCTCGAACATCGGCTCCTTCTTGAATCCGAACATATTGGCAAAGATGTTTGAGGGGAAGGTCTGTACCGCATTGTTGAGCTCACGTGTGGCAGAGTTGAAGTAACGGCGTGTGGCGGCAATCTTGTTCTCAATGTCAGAGATCTCTTCCTGTAACTGCAGGAAGTTTTGATTGGCCTTCAGCTCTGGGTAAGCCTCTACCGACACCTTCAGTCCTGCCAATGCGCTTGAGAGAGCGTTCTCAGCCTGTATCTTATCGTTGATGGTGGTAGCGCCCATAGCTGCTGCACGGGCTTGTGTTACACGCTCCAGCAGTTCTTTCTCGTGCTGCGCATAGCCTTTTACGGTGGCTACTAATTGAGGTATCAAGTCGTGGCGCTGCTTCAACTGTACGTCTATGTTGGCAAAAGCGTTCTCACGATTGTTACGCAGTTTGACGAGGTTGTTGTAAATACCGATGCATCCCATTACCAGGATTGCAACCACTACTAAAATGATAATCAGTGTCATAGTCTATACTTATTTAAAATGATTAATTCGGCGACAAAGATAGTGATAGTCGTTTAAATGCGCAAATAATTTAGGATTTATTCATAAAAAAAGTCCAATCGCCAAGTTATATGTCTTGACAATCGGACTTGTATAAATCAGAAATAGATCATCTACTTCATTTTACTCATAACCTTCTTGTAATACCTGTTGGTTGCCCGAACACTGTAACGCATACCTCCATTCCAAGAACGAATAGCCTTTTCAATGCTATTCAAAGGGTTATGATACGATTGAATCAGAAGGAACATCTCTTTCGACTTGGCTACACTATAGCGGTCGTTCATTGTAAATCGCTTCTTACTCTTTTGCTTTTTGAGGATGTCGTTACATTCCCTTACGAGTATCGGAGTAATCTGCATGGCGCCTACGGAGTTCCCACTCACGGCGTTTGGATTTCCTTCGCTTTCCACCTGGATGATAGCATCCATGATTGGATTCCAGTTAAAAGCTCCTGCTTTCTTGTACTTTGTCGCATTTCCAGCCGCAAAAGCTGTAGTACAACACATTGCAAGGGTCAATATGACCACACTTGCTTTCTTTACTATTTGAATCATATCTCTATACTTTAGGCGGCTACTTATCACAGGCGTTAAACCTTCACAGGTCACATTGCTTGCAAAGAACCGCGTTATCCTTTAGATTTCCTTTTCAAAGAGCGACTTTTTCGCGTGGATTTTCTCAAATCCGCTGCAAAGTTACGGGTAATCAACGAGTTATGCAAGTTTTTTAGGCTTTTTTATGAAAATTGTGTGCGCACACTGATTTATGTCAAGAAGTGTAAAGCGGCAATGTCGGCTCCAAAATCAGTCTAAATCCACGACTGTAATACCTGCTCCGCCGAACTGCACGTGCTCGTCGCGGAAGTGCGATACATTAGGTACTGTAGCCAGATATTGGCGTATCAATTGGCGCAGGATACCAGAACCTGTACCGTGAAGGATTCGTACTCTTGACACGCCTACAAGGATAGCGTCGTCAATAAAATAAGTGATGGCATTGATAGCCTCGTCACCTCGCATGCCGCGAACGTCAATGTCTTGTTTGAAGTTCAGTTTGCGGTTGTCTATCACATCGCGTGTGTCTTTCGAAACCAGATTATAAGAGCCTGCGATGTTGTTGTTGCGTTCTTCTTGTTTGGAGAGCTGACTCTTGGATTGTTCGGCATGCTCCAAGCGGTCTGCACGCATCTTGGTTTTCATGCCACCGAAGATTACTACAGCCTTGCCGGCGTCTATACTCTCGATAGTGCCAACAGACGACAGACCTTTGATCCTTACGGTATCGCCAACTTTCAGGGGGGAGAGGGTAGAGGTGAGGGTGGATGGATTGCCGCCAGTAACCGACGTTTGTTCTTTACCGCCTTCTTCGTTCTTTGCCTTCTTCTCTGCCTTGCGCTTCTCTCGACGCTCCTTGCGTTCTTGCAGTTGGCGTATCTTGCGGGCGATAGCCTCGTCATTGTCTTTGGTGTCTATCTCCGATAGCTCTTCCTTAAAGGTGTTCAGTTCTTCACGAGCCAGTCGTGTACGTTCCTTTTCAGCCTGGGCTTCACGAATCTCACGTATGGCGTTCTCGATTTTCTTGTTACTCTCACGCAAGAGTTCTTCTGCTTCTTCCTTGGCCTTGCGCAGTATTTCCTTGCGTTGGCGCTCAATCTCAGTCAGTTCGTCTTCGTAGCGGTTGATCTTGCTTTCCAGCGATTTCTCGTGCTGGTGTATCGTCTGGCGCTTACCCTCCCAGTAGCGTTTGTCGCGCACAATGTCCTGCAGGTACTTGTCGCTCTGGATATAGTCTGAGCCAACAATCTCCGATGCGTCTTTGATCACTTCCTCTGGAATACCCGTCTTGCGGGCAATCTCGATAGCGAATGAAGAACCAGGCTGTCCGATAGCCAACTGAAAGAGTGCCTGCATCTGATGGCGGTCATAAAGCATCGCGCCATTCACCACGCCTGGATGGTCTTCGGCAAAGTGCTTCAGGTTCTGATAGTGGGTGGTGATCACTCCAAACGCCTCTTTCTTCCAGAATTGCTTGAGCATAGCTTCGGCGATGGCACCGCCGATGGTGGGTTCAGTGCCGCTGCCAAACTCATCTATTAATAATAAGGTGTAGGCATCGGCCATTTTCATCATCTGCTTCATGTTCATCAGATGACTGGAGTAGGTCGAGAGATCGTTCTCAATGCTCTGCTCGTCGCCGATATCAATGAGTATATGGTGGAAGAGCCCCGTGGTGCTGCGGTCGCCAATGGGGATGGGCAGTCCGCACTGAAGCATATATTGCAGCAGTCCCACTGTTTTCAGGCATACCGACTTTCCGCCTGCGTTCGGACCACTGATAATCAATAGCCGTTTCTCGTGAGTGAGCGTAATGTCCAAAGGAACTACACTTTTGCCCTGCTTTTCCAGCGAAAGCTGTAATAAGGGGTGTATGGCGCGAATCCAGTCCAGGTGTGGCTTGTTCTCCACCACGGGTTCGAAAGCCTGCGTCTGCTGAGCCAGTTGCGATTTGGCGTAAATCAGGTCGATCTGTGCCAGGAACTGATAGGATGCGAGTATCTCGCTCACATGGGGGCGCACCTCGTCGGTGAATACCGTCAGGATACGGATCACCTCACGGCGCTCTTCGGCCTCCAACTGACGCACCTTGTTATTGGCCTCCACCACTTCGGCTGGTTCTATAAACACGGTTTTTCCGGTGGCACTCTCGTCGTGTACGATACCATTGATCCTGCGCTTCACCTGAGGGGCTACGGGCAGCACCAGTCTTCCGTCACGCATTGTCGGGGCGGCGTCTTTCTCCACCAGTCCGTCTTTTTGGGCAGCGTGCAGTATAGTATATAAGGTACGCGAGATTGAACCCTGTGTCTTCTCCAGTTCATGACGGATGCCAGCCAGGGTCATCGAGGCAGAATCCTTGATTTTTCCAAACTTGTCGAGTATCGAGTCGATGCGGCGGATCATGGCAGGGAACGTTGTCACCCCCTCCGTCAAATGGTACAGGGCAGGGTAGTCGGGAACGAACTCGCCTTCATGCGCTTCATTCCCATGATTCAGAAAACGCACGATTCCCGCGATTGTCTCCAGTGAGCGCCTCAGGTCCCACACCTCGTCTTCTTCCAGATGAGTGTTTTCCAGGCGGATACGACTCACCGCCTCTCTCACATCGAAGAAATACTGCATTGGGAAATCGTCTCTCTCCTCTTGCAGCCTCCTGAACTCACGCACCTGTGTCAGCCATTCGTTCACTTGCGCGGCATCAGTGGAGAAGGCAATCTCATCTACCTTTTCCTGTCCCAACGAACTGAGGCAATGCTCCCTCAGCAAACGCCGAATCTCATCAAAACCGAGCTTGTGTTCGAAGTTATTTGGATAAATCACGCTGCAAAATTACTCATTTTCTATCGAAATAGCAAAAAAGTTGCTTTAAAATTTGGTTAATTCATAAAATAGCCGTACCTTTGCACCCGCTTTCAGGAAAATCGAAGCACTGGAGAGATGGTAGAGTGGTCGATTACAGTAGTCTTGAAAACTACCGTGCTGAGAGGCACCGGGGGTTCGAATCCCTCTCTCTCCGCTTTTTAATGAAAAGGGAACCTTACGGATTCCCTTTTTTCGTGCCTGAAAATCAACTGCTTGCATTTTTAACCCATTGAAAATCTGCTATATAGAGGGAGGAACGTCCCTAAAATGACATAAGCAGTCATTGGACATCTTCCGCTATCATAAGCACGGAATGTATTACCAGATGTATTACCGCCCCCCGCTGTCAATAGTTTAAAGTAATACTTTTAGTTAAAAATGAACAAGACACCGTTATTAGAGTTCGTTTACAACCGCAAAAAGACTGCGGCAACGAACAGGGAGGCAGCTGTTGAACTCAGAATCACTTTTGAGCGTAAACAGAAGTACATGACAACAGGCATCAGACTCCTGCCAAAGCATTGGCACAGGGGTGCTGTGGTAAATCGAATTGATGCCCGTGAGTTGAACGAGACGCTGGAGAAACTCATGGCTGAGGTTCGTCAGGTCATTCTTGACATGATGGGCGAGAGCGTAATGGACATCTTTTCTATTCAGGAGAGGTTGAAGCGTAAACGAGCAAGCGCCATCTCGTTCTTGGAGTTCTGCGAACAGCGGACAAAGATCCGTCAGTATGGCAAGGCTGATGACAGTAAAGAGCGTTACAGCCGTTTCATGCGTTTCTTCTCTGCATGGGGCAAGATCCGCTATTTCGAGGATGTCACCGATGCAAACATCTTGGCATTGGATGAACATCTGGCAAAGAAGGGACTGAAACCTTATTCTAAGTGGAACAACTACCATCGGTTCCTTAATTCCTTCATCTTGGATGCTATCGATGAAGGATTCTTGAAACGTAATCCTTACAAATGGATTCGTATAGACAAGGAGAAATCGAAAGGTGGCATTGGCAAGTATCTTTCTCCATTAGAGTTTGCGAAGGTTCGCGATGTCGCATTACCTTCTGAATGTCTTCAGAGAGTTCGCGACGTGTTCGTTTTCCAAACTTACACCTGTCTTTCATACACCGACCTACACGACTTCGATGCGAGCAAAATTAAGGAAGTGAAAGGTATGAAAGTTTACGTTGGAAACCGAGCTAAGACGAAGCAGACGTTCACAATCCCACTACTATCACCAGCCATGGCGGTGCTGAAAAAGTATCAGAATAAGTTGCCCGTCATCAGTAACGTTAAGTATAACGAGTACCTGAAGGTTATTGCTCAAGCAGCAGGCATTGACAAACCCGTATCGAGCCACTGGGCAAGGCATACTGGCGCAACATTACTACTCAATGAAGGCGGCATGGATTTGAAGACGGTAGCAAAGATTTGCGGTCACTCATCCTTTAAAATTACAGAGCAAGTCTATGCTAACATGCTCGATGATACTGTAGTTGACAAGATGGCTGCATACGAGAAAACACTGAAATAAAACTCCGCATATATTTGTACCTGAAATCCTGCAGATGATTCCACATATCAATCCGCAGAGATATTTGAGGAATACAATGCGGAACACAATGCTGGATAAAAATAGTTAATGTCAAACAAAAATCGTATTAGTATGAAACAAGTAAATCGACAAAATCAGTATGCGGAATTTTCAATGACCATTTCAACGAGCAGAGAGCTATGGCGCTACCTGTTTCGTGGGCAGAAAAACTCATCAGAAAAACTGACGCGTGTAGAGGCGTTCCACGATCTTATAGAGCGGCAGTATGCTGCACTACAGCAAGAGAACGAATGCATCTTCGGAAGTATAAGCAGCCTGTCAAGAGCCTGGCACTGGGATAGAGATACCACGAGTGCCTTTATTACGGATCTGGAAAAGTTTGGGGTGATTAGTCGTTACGATATAGGGAAACGTGCAGTATTAAAACTGAACTGTGCTATCGGCTAATAATCCATTCTAAGGCACCGTAGATGCCCTCTGATGCTTAAGCCTGCTGTTTGTGGTATCCCATCTAATCCTGACGTCCTAAGTGCTGTTACACCGCCTTAAATTGGGTGGCGTGTAACAGCACTCTTTTTACACATGTATTTTCGGAACCGTCATATAGCTTTCTCAACAATCCTCGCAAAGTGTCGAAAATTCTCTAAAGGCGCTTGCGCCTATTGCGAAAATTCCGCAATAGAGGTAGCCTAATACCTGCCTTGGGGAAAAATCCCGCAAGCAGCCGCCACAAACCAGGGTTGAGCAAGCTCATTGGCTGAATAGGCTTAGGGACACCCCGAGACCCCGCACCAAAACGTTTATCCGACGAAACACTAAATGCACAAGAAAAATGACGAAGAATAGCCTTTCTCAAAGATCTGCATTTCGGTTGATGATTTGTAGTAGCAATCTATGATGAGAATCTTAGCGTAGATGACGGGCCTGAATAGAAATGGAATTGCTTGACCAACGTTTTTCCCATAGGCAAGAAATGATTCCGAAGTTGCTGGGTTGTCGTAGAAAAGCCCTTCGCCAAGTCCATGATGATATTGTATCTCATCGCGCTCTTTCCTGTTGATGAAATATATTTTATGTTGGGTCGCTGACATGTCTGGCTGATGACTTCCCGGTTGCGCAAACAATGGAACAAATAGCATATCAAATACACCCTCTTTAGATTTACATGTTATCATGGAACACAGCCCTTCAGTTACCAACTATTATTGTTTGATTTCAATGCGGAAATTTCATCCATCGAATGTAAGGAGAAGAATACCGAGAAAGAACAATGACCATGTAAGTCTTTATAGTGAGGAAACTAATGCGGAAAATAGTGCGGGATTAGTGGTACACCTCTTTCGAATAGTTCCACATATTCATTCTGCACTATTTTCCACTCTTTATATGGGTAAAAGATCCGCAATTGAAATACTGCTAATAAAGCAAGAGCCCTGTTTCCCGAATGTGTGGAAAAATGGTGGCACCTGGTTGGGGAAAATACGCCGCTCGTACCTTTGCATAGACACTCAGCCCCCGTTGTGAGTTGGAATCGCATCATATTGTTCCAATCCAAATTATTCTACGAATGTTTTGTTTTTCCAATTATTCTTCGTACCTTTGCACCCGAAGCATCAAGAGCAGACACTCGCAAGAGTGGACTCGCCAACCGAGCAATAACATTGAGCCACGGTGGTCAGTACGATGCGGAAGTATTATTATTCACTTCAAAAACAAAAACGTTATGCAACAAAGTATTTATTACATCAAGTTCGCTCTGCAATTCGCAGACTTGCAAATCACAGAATTAGTAGACATCTTTAATCGCCAAGTTGGTAATCGTGGCTGGACAGGTATGCGAGCTTATCATAATCAAGCTCTGATTGATGAGTTCCATAGACGCGGAATCGATGTCTCTGCCATTTATGATAGAGCCACTATAGGTTTTGCACATCACATTCGATATAATTTATTCCAAAACAAGCTTGTTCTATAGACTTAAGCCTATCTATCGGTGCTCTGCCCTTGTGTCTGCTTTTACAAGGACGAGCCCATTAATAGAGGCATTGTTTATTACACTTTTAATGAGTAACAGAACAAGGCTCTCATATATATACACAAATCATTTGATTTCATCTAATCCTCCAAAACGATTAATAACTTCTTTTGAAGTCCAGTATCTAACTTGACTTGTCTCTTCATATTCAGGCTTCATACGATGGGCAATAAGACTAAGTCTATGGTTGATGACAGGAACTCGAAAGTTCATTTTTTCAAAGTCATAATCAGCGTAGTTCTTTAACAGGCATAACAATAAATCTCCATAATTCTTTTTCATCTCTACTGGATAGTGCTGCATCAGAAAAACAATGAAATTAATACAATTGTCTATATCGGCAGATTGTTTTAGAGCAACTTTGCTTATGACAAGATTAATCTCTGACTTATGCTTGTCAAAGTCATCAGTTCTTAATAAGACGTTTAGCAAATTTAAAGCAACATTAACCCTATTATAGTCATCTGACGAAAGTGCATCCAGCAGATTTTCGAATCCACTTAATTCCTCAATATCAGTATTGACTCTCTGAATCATATCATCCACATTGATGCCGTTCTTTTGTTGCAGACGTATCATAAACATTTTCATATCTGACAGAAGATCAATATACATGCAGTTATAGAAATTAGAAGATTCCCCTATTTCCTTATGCTTCTCTATAAGATCTAAATTTTGTTTCATATTAATCTGTATCTGCTGCCACTCATCTTCTGTCCAGATCACTTTGTCATCAAAAATTTCAATATGGTATGGTGAGGGATCTGTATAACAAGAATCTGTAATGCCACAATTCCAAATATCTCCAGTTAGAACAATCTGTTTGATTTTCGAGATACTTTTGGACGAAATTGCCAAATGACTAAGATTAATCAATGCAGGATAATCACTTTTTGAAAACGACAAATCCTCTGTTGCAATTTTATTGTCTATTGCCTCTTTCTGTTCTGCCGATAGAGCATCAACTCTATTAAACTCACACAACACACTGTATGATTGGGATATAAGTGTATTATTTATTATTTTCCATAAGCATTTTGACACTTCATCCATAGCTGCGAAATCTTTATCTACCCACAAAGCACCACAAAACAGCAGACTAATTAGGTGTACATTTTGTGGCATTTTTTTTGTAAGTATGACAAATATTTCTTGCCTCCTTTCAACCTTTTTTATGCATTGGATAGCATAGAATAGATTTTTATAAATGGCATCAGATGTACTTACATTCTTCGCATCAATTTCATCGGCGAAGTAATACAGGACAGATTGCTTAAACTCATCATACCACATATCTTCTGGAACCGACATATATAATTCCTGAGTTAAATAGTAGAGTCCCATCTTTAAATATCTAGGAACGTGTTCCATACGTAAAGACTTCAATAATGAGATAAGCAAAGAGGGACGAACGTCTATAAAAAATTCGTCGTCACTAAAAGCAATCATCTGGCCTGCCCATCTCACAGTTTTTTCGTCTGAATATTGCAAAGTATAGTAAATGGTGGGATATGGGATAAAATGTATCAGATGTCGAAATGCTTTCATCCAATGCTCTATATTCACGATATTGTAGATTCCGAATCTTGTTGTTAACCCCGTATTTACTAAATACTGCAATAATCGTATAGATTCTGGGAACGATGTTATGTCTTGACCACCCAAAATCTGAGTAGAGTGAACTCCAAATATTTTGGGCTGTACTTTTTCCTTGTCAATATGGCTGGCGATGTATGACATGATATCACTTGGTGCTTCAACACCTTCCTTCCAATATTCTGTATATTTGTAGGGCTGTGGGATAATTTGACTTGTCACATTGTATATAAGGGAAGCAACGAACCTCTCACTTGCTGGGTTCTCTCTGTTCTCAATAAATATTTTCACAGGAATCAAACAATCTTTATCTTCCCTGAAAAAGTTTACAAGTAACGCTTTTTTGGCAGCCCATGATTCAGATGCATTCCATGCGTTAATTAGTTCATACATCTTATCAAACTCAAACTTGTAAGCTTCGCGAAGAATAAGTTCATACATACCCTCATCTGTGCTTTCATCAAGAACGTATGCCCCATCTGTTAAACCACATGCAAAGGTTGACGCACGTAACATCATATATTTCAATTCAGGAATCTCATTCAGATTTCCAGTATTAGTTAGCTCTCCATAGAGTGTTGGCCAAAGCCCTCTATCCTGTAAAGCGTAAATAAACGCGCGACGTTCACAGAAGTTCCATTGTTCACCCTTTCTCAAAAGGATACTTATAACACGTTCTTGATTTGAAACAAATTTAACACATGGATAGTTTGTTCTAAGAATTTTTATTTCATCAAGTATTTTGTTGGCATCTTCTTTGTTGGAAAGCAACTGAAATAATTCATTCCACTTACTAACATATTCGATTTCGATGTCAGACCCACCAACAGCCGAGCGACCAAATATCTGATTCTGTTGTATTGATGACAACAATAATGGATAGCCGAGCCTTTCGTTTATTTTAGAAGGAATCCTACGAATCTTAATATCATCAAGCCTATCTTTCTCAGTCATACGACTTTTCACATAGCCGACACAACATATCCAATCTTTGTATCTTACAAATATCCCGCCGCCAGAACTACCTTTCATAACGCGAGAAAACTCAACACCTGTTGCAGATATGCTCTCATCTATTGCGTAAGTATCAGAAGATACCATATGAGTGCGGAACTTACGTCCATTTGGTTCTGTGGATGTGTATCCATATAAACAAGTGCTATTTTCAAATTCATCTTTCCCAATAAAACGAATACCATTTTCATAATCTATAGACATAGAGATTGATTCAATATTGAAATTTACAGTGAGTAGTGCAAAATCATATTCGTCATTTGGCATGAAAAGTAAAACACTCTTCACCTCGATATATGATTTACTGAAACGAGGGAGGCTGATCTTAATACTTTCTATAGGGAAATAATCAGAGGAATCTCCATTTTGGATACAATGGGCCGCAGTGATGACATAAAATGAACCACGATTTGAAAATAGAGTGCCCGTCCCATTATTAAGGACTTCTTTCTCTGCATTAAGACATTCTATCTTTACGGAGATTGCTTCAAGCGACTCAATTGTTGGGCAAGATGAGGAATCTATCAGTTTCTTGGGGTTCAT